CCGCCGGCTAAGTTCATCAGTCTTCCTCCAGTGATAGAGAAAGAGCCATTTGTAGATACTACAGCTGTTTTTGTAACATCATTATTATATACTTGGACTTGATCAAGAGAAATTGATCCGCCTGAGTGGACAATTGCTTGTCCTGCGTTTGATGATATAGTGCAACCATTAAAAGCTACTACACCATTTGTCATAGTAAGAGCAACGCCATCAGCTGATTCAATTGTAAAGTTAAACGAGTTTAGATCGTCATTTATAACTACATGTCCTTGGGTATAAATATTGGAACCATTTGTATTTGCATTAACTTCTAGTGTTCCAGAAAATGTAAACTGTCCTACATCACAAGTAGTAGTACCTGTTGTTAAGCCTCCTACAATACTTGTTCTATGTAAACCAGAACCATATAGACTAACACTATCCGGTAATGTTCCTCCAGTATAGATACCAGGAGCCAGTATTATAGTATTTCCAGCAGAAGCTTCTGCTATAGCTTTAGGTAAATCTGCATAAGGTCGTACAGGTGATCCTATACCATCTGCGTCACTTCCTCCGTTTTGTGCTACAAAGATAACGTCATCGCCAAACTTTACATCAGGACCTAACCAGCCTTTATAGACTGTGTCTTGAAGTAAAAATGCACGAGCGTCGTATTGTCCAGCATTAGCTGAGAATGTCAAACAGAAGGTTAGGACTAGAATCATTATATTCTTTGACATTTCTAATCCTCCTTAAATAATGTAAATGAATGAAATTCTATAACCAGCAGTAGGTGCGGTTACAAAAGTGACAACATCTGTTGCTACTGAGTATTCAGAACTTAATGCTATGCCGCCCTCAACAAAAGTTAGCACAGCACCTTTAGGGGTATTGGCTAACGTAAACTGAGCTTGTCCTCCAGGAGCGACAAATTCTTCAATTACCTGTTGTGCAGTTGCTGTCGCTATTGTCTGAATATTTATTGTATAAGTTCCATCTGTTAAGTTCCCAGAAGGTACGTGCAGTGAATCTCCAGCAGGTAATTGCTGAGGTAAGGCAGCACCTGGAACTAAAGGTCTTTTGATAGCCATGGTGTACCCTCCTTAGTTCTGCCAAAGATATTGGACATCAACAATTATTTTGCTATTTTGTATTTTTCCTACTCTGATAACATATTGATTATTTGCTGTAGGAACGGCTGTTACTAGCCTTCCTGATGTAGTAGCTGACAAATAAACCTCATCTCCATCGCTAAAAGTATGTCCAACATATAAAGGAGCTATACCTTCAGATACAACGAGTGCTTCACTTGTTATGCCATCTATCTCAGCAATTACGCCAAGCACTTTATAACCATTAGCATCTACAGCTGGATCAGCTATTGTTAATGCAGTCTGATTACTAGAGTTTATGTATACAACGTCTCCAACGTTGCCTGTTAAGACTGCAAACCTTAAAGCATGCTGATGAAGGTCTGTTCCGCCCGCTATACCACCTGTTAGCTTATTGAGATTGCTTGCTTTGACATTTGTTGATATACCGGCTAACTGATTTAACTCTGTAGCAGTAACTGACAATGATACGCCATTAATAGAAAAATTAATAGCATTCAGTGATTGTGCAATTGCTGTCTCAAGATTAACAGTATCAGTAACTCCACCTAAATTAATAGATACACCTGAACCTTGGATAGTTAAACTACTTGTCAGATTGTATACATCAACAAAGTTAGTAAATTGTTGAATTGTTCCTGCACTACTATCAACTAAGACAGGTGAGCTTCTTAAAGCATTAAAGTCAGCCTGAGTGACTCCACCGCCACCTTCAACACCATCAGCTGGACTTCTTCCGCCAATGAGTTCATTCATGTCTTTCAGATTTGTTCTGTAAGGATAGTAGAAGCTTAATGCTTGTGCAGAAGTGAATGTGTATTCATTTCCACCGGAAGCATCCACTGAGTAATAAGCTATTGACCAGCGCAGGTCAGATAGATTGTTAGCTGTGCTTACTTCGCCATAAGTATCTACAAGAATAAATGTTCCTGTGTCATTACCATTATCTGTATAGTTCTGAACTTCGTATATAGTTGTATCAGGACTGATTAAATAGCGACCTACATAATTAATAGGACCACCAACTGAGAAGATACCTGCCCAGCCTACTGTTGCTGAACCATTTGCCCAAGTTAAAGCAACAACTGAGTTATCTGTGTTAACTTCTCTTTCAGTAACACCGAATACTTCATTATTAGCACCATCGTCTATATAATCCATATCGGCATCAAGGACGATTGTTCTGTAATAGTTTCCTGCAACAAAAGTTAGTACACCTTCAATAGTAGAATCAGCTTTTGTAGTGTAAGCAACTTCGACATTGCTACTAACAAACTTGCCAGTTACAAGTGTTGCATTTTCTCCCATAGAAACATTTAGCGTGTTTGATCTGTACTCGACAACTTTCTTTGATTCTAGAGTAGCGTCAGAAAGTTCTAGTGCTGTGTAACCTCCAACCTTCTCGGCATCGAGGTTAGGGATTAAATTAGCCCCAACCTCTAACACAAAAGGATCAAGATCAGCTAGTTCCAGTTGTCCAATACGGATGACTGTGCTATCGGTTGCTTCTAATGGAAGACCAGTAGCGCTGTGTGGATATAAAAGTCTTTCAGCCATCTTCTGTTCCTCCTTATGACCTTAAAAATAAGATTTGTGGACTAATTAAGATTGTATTAGAATCTTGTTTAGTTCCAACTTTAATTACAGCACCTGTTGTAGGAGGTACGTCAACCACAGTATTACCGTCAAGGTATGTTAGATGTGTTGAGGTACTTGTGAATGACCATGCAGGGTTAGTATGATCCCCACCAATTCTGATAATTCCAAGCTGTCCTACAAAAATGTCAGCTTTAGCTAATCCTACTAAACCAATTTTATCAGGATTTCCTGCAAAGTCGTTTGTTGCTTTATATGCTTTATTATCAATAAGGCATACAGGATCATGCTCTAACAAGCTTTCACCTGCTTCGATTTCAATTTCCATTGCTCCAGAAACAATCTGAGCAATCAATGATCTTATGTCAGGGTGTGAATCAGTAGCTACATTATGCTCAGCTATTGCTGCCGTTATGTAGCTTTCATCTTCTCTGTATAGATCAGGGTCTATAGGATATACATTATAAAGAGCTTCTACAACATGATTATTAATGTAGACAATCTTTACAATTAAGTCTGATTCAAGTGTTAAGTCTGCTGGAAGTTTAAGTTGAATTAATGCTTCTGGCGGTGGATCAGATTTGTAAAAGTTGTAAGTCATAACAACAAACTGGTAGCCATCGTCTGTTGTATCTACTGTTAAATCTAAATCCGCAGTATACTCTATAATAACATTTTCTTTTACAACAAGCCCTAAGCCTACTGTAACTTTATGATCATTTTTCTTAATTACATCAAGACCCTGAATGATGCCTCTTCCTCCAGGAACAATAACCCTAGAGAAACGATTCAGAATATCTGAATCTAGGCGACCATACGGATCTAATGTTCGTATTTGGATATTCGCTTGAGCACCCATTAGATCTCCTCCTATTTATTTTTTAAAATCTACTTAACTGACCGTAGCCTTTGTTCTTAACATAATAGAAATACAGACCGCCCTCCTCCTGAGAGAAAATGGCAATATTAGGCCAGCCGTTGTTCTGAAGTTTTAAAATAAGGCTTTTTTCTAGAGGAACATTTAATCCAGCTTTGTCTATATCGCTTTTATCAAATACAACAAAGCTGTACTTGTTTTTCCATATATCATCGAAAGCTGTCTTACTCGCAAGTTTTGGAGCAAATACTTTTCGATAAACTAAGTCGTTGATTCTATTAAAGAATTGTGATACCTTTGAAGAAAACTTCTTGATATCATAGCTAAGTAGGTTTACTAAAGAAGCACCTTTTATTACAGCGTACACAGTTTTAATTCTCAGAGTCTTTTCATTCTTAGCACCTCTGTTAACAATGATAGGCTGTGCCTCTGATTTAAACTCAGTATCACTCTGATCAATTAAGGAATAGGCATTAGTAAGTTTAATATCCCCTAGAATCTTTGCTTCTATCTGCGGTATCATCGCTGATCGTACAGCATCAGAAATAAAAATAGGGATAAAGATATGTTCAGTGAGTACCTTAGGCTCCATATCTTTAAGGTTTGTTTTTGCCATCTTAGCCATTAGCGTTTTCCTCCTTTGCGGGAACAGCATTTATTATATTCACAATAAACACATTGTCTCAAATCTAAATAAGCATTAGGTTCTTGTTGCTTTGCGATGCAATCAAATAAATGATTAATCTTAGCAATTAGTTTCTTAGCATATTCTCTTAGCTCTTCTTCTCCAAATTCAAATGTTTGCATTCGTGTTAAGGTTCTTTCTACATATAAAAGCTGCCCGCCACGAATGTGAAAACCATGATCTTCCAAAACTAGGAAGTTTGCAGCAACTTGAAAAACATCCTTCTCACGAAGAACATTACAATCACTTACTGTCTTTATCTCTAAGATAACGTCGTTATCTAATACTCCATCAACTCTACAATGAATTTTGTATTTGTCACTATTGCGAGGAAGCTCCGTAGCAGAGAATGTATATTTCTTCTGAATGAAGTCATGAATAGAATTACCTACATGTGCCATTAAAAGCAAATGATGGTTCTTAGTTGCCATTTCAAAGTTTACAGTAGCATTAGTAAGTCGTAGATAAAGTAAGTTACAACAATCGCCTGCTTCGGATGCTCTAACATACTGTCGAGGCTTTCTTGTTTTTAATTCTTCCTTCATCTCTGCGCGTAACATAGCGTATAGCTTATCGCTATTAAAGTAGTTTAAAGGCGTATCTTTCTTTACAACAGTTACAGTTGTCTGTTGTGTAGGATCCTCTATGTTAGATGTAATTTTATTAAGTATATCAGCCATTTTTATGCACACCTGCTTTGTCTATCTCACTGATAAGGCTTTCACGAAGATAAGTAAACGTAGCAGTATAAGCTTCTTGTTCCAGTTTAGTCTGCAGGGCATTAATTTTTGCTGTAAAAGGAAACATGCATTCAATCATTGTACGAAGCACACCTTTCACTGTATTACTTTGAATCTGTGAAGGCACCTCAACTTTAAAGGATTCTTTAAGACTTTCAACTTTCTGTAGTTTATTAGCAACTCTTTTTTTAATTTTCATGCGATACTGCTCTTCGCTTTCGCCTTTAGCAGCTTGACCGAATACAGGACTTGTAGGCCCCTTTACGAGTTTCTTGCTAAGATCAATTAAAGCAAGCTTTATTATAATGTATGCTTTAGAAGGATCCGCTCCCTTCAAAAGGATTACATCACCACTTGACGTTTTTCTTAAATCGCTTTTATTCTGCGAGTTTAATGATAGTCTATCTGAAGATATCATAGAGCTCAGTTTCATCCTTTCCCTCCTACTTTGAGAAATGCCCTGCCTATAAACAGAAATGCAAATGTAATAGCTAGTAATGCTGGGATAAAAATAGCTACTGCAATAGATGCAGGTGAAGCTGTTTTTAGCCATGCTGCTAAATCTGATAATACAGAACGTAAACCTTTTATTGCTTTAGCAAAGATATCTCTAATTTTCTTAAAGATAAATTTAGGTCCTGCTAAGGCAACATCTTTCATTTTATCTAAAAAGCCTTCTGTTAGGAAGTCTTCCATTAAACTTTCATTTACTATTTGTGCGGTAGCTTCTATATCTTTTGATATGTCTGTAGCTTGCTTAGGATTCTTTAGCCTTTTCTTTACAGCAATAGCTAAAGTGATTATGATTACAGCACATACAATAGCAAACGCGCCTTTGTTGTTCTTAATAATCTTCTGTAAACTTCTATATAAGGATTTAACTCTAACCCACAGACCATTAGCAATCTTCTTCTGAGTAGCAGCAATGTTCTTCTTCGCTTTCTCAGCAGGTATAAATTCTTTAACGTCTCCTTGTACAAATGCTACAAGTAATTCTTTTTGTGCGCCAGATACTTTAGGAGAAGCTGCTATACGTGTTGCAACAGCCTGTCCTGCCATATCTTTAACATCTATATTCGCGAAGTTTGCTACTTGCTGTAATGGTTCGAAGGTTTGGGAGAATCCCTCTGAAAAGCGTTGTGAAGTTTCCTGAACCTGTGAAAGTTTTAAGGATACAGATTGAACTGCTCTACCAAATACATTAGGCTTTACAGCTTCCTCTGCTTTTTCGACATCATCTAAAATTTTATACGCATCAGAGTATAAGTCATCATCAGTTCCTTCTGCAGCAGGTGCTACAGCTTCTTTAATATCTGAAGGCTTTACGGAGTCTAGTGCTTCATTTAGTTCTTCAGTACTTTCTGAATTTTGTACTTTAGCTTGTACATCGCCTAATGCGCTATTTAAATTATCAACAGCAGTTGCAGCTGCATTTGCAATGTCTGATCCTTTGACTTCTTTTTTCATAGGTTACACCTTTGATAGATTGGCTTTCAACAGCTCCTTAGTTGATTTTGCTTGCATTTTGATAATATTAAGGGACATTGCACTATTTTCAACGTCATTCAGTTCTTCTGTAGAAGGAACGGAGTTGCTCATGTTATTAGGATCAGCTGAAAGAGCTTTCTGTTTCTTTCTAGCAATGACAACTAAGATAACACTTACTATAATTACTAGAAGTAACGCAGCACCTAATATTTTCCAAGTGTGTGCTTGTTTAAGAAGTTGAGCAGCAGATACACCTTTCTTAGCAGCGTCAGCAGCAAATTTGCCTACCTTATCAGCAGCTCCGCCTGCAGCAGCCTTTTTTGCTTTGTCTTCTGCTTCAGAGTATCCTGGAACGTCTTTCATTTCATCCTGAAACTTCTTAATAACACGTTTACCTTGCGCAATTACTGCCTTAATGAGAGCATCAACTTCTGTACCTTTAAATTTCACACTAAACCAGCCAAGTTTAGCGCCAACTTCGCCTGTAAGATCTGGATTAGGTTTAGGCTGATTGCCTGCTTTAACATTTAAAATATTGTATGTATCTCCACCCTCACTATCCTTACTTTCTGGAGCAGTACTGCCTGTATTAGAACCATTGTCATCGCTTGGGTACACAGTAAAGTCATCCACTACCTTTGTTCCTTTACCTTTTCCTTTTCCACTAGCTTCAGTTAATGCATCCTGTAAAGATTTTAATCGAGCATCGGCTGCTTTTTCTACTTTACTAAGAGCTGCAGCAGCTTTAGCAAGTTCCATGCGCTTTGTATTTCTAGACGCATTAGTTGGAAGCACCTTTATAGCTTTGGCAGCTTGTAAAAGCGCTTTATTATATTCAGAAGATACGCTCATAAACTTACTCCTTTATACACAATATTTTTTGATTACGTCTTCAAGCACTATAACATAATCAGCAAATTGTTGTTTAGTTTGATCAGCAAGAGGAGCGTACGCTTGTTCGAGGCTCCTAGCACATTCTATAACACGTGCTTCAAGACTTCCTATTAAATCAGAAGGATTAAGCAACCTTGCTTGAAAAGGTGTAGGCTGAAGCTTTTGTGTTAATTGACAAAAGACCTGTTTAACAGTTCTGATTACAGCAACCGCTATACATGCAACCTCAATCTTTTCTTGGCTGAAAGTAACTCCTGCAAGTTTAGGAACATTAGGACCGCCCTTAAAGCCACCACCAGATCGTTCGCTTGATGCTTTCGCAAGTGCATGATTAACTCTATCTTTAACAAAGTTATACTCATACACAAATAAGCCTTCAAGCTGGCCCCTAATTGTTTCGTCTAGCGCTTCTTTCTTAGCTTGCATAAAAAATGGTTTAAGTATTTCAACTAATTTTGCACAAGCAGCTTCTTTCTTTAAAGAAGGCTCAGAACGAAGGTATGTGAAAAAACCTTTAATGTTCTGTTCGAGATTTACCATTACTCCTCCTGATTCGTTAAGTTATGTGAATTCTGTACTGCATTAGCATTTTGCATAAGAAAAGGGTTACCTGTTGCGGGGTTTTCAAGATGCTTCATTTCAGTTTTAATTACTACAGCATTAGCTTCTTTAAGGAATGCTAATTGAGTTTTATCTATCTCGAGTAAACCTTTCAGTAATTCTGCGAATGCTTGCTTCTTTCTCCAATCGCCTTGAGCATTACTTATCTGCTCATAAATCATATCACGTAGTATATCAAGCTGTGCAAGCTTTTCTTCTATCTTTACTAAGTTTTTGTTAATAGTAGCATTTTCACAAGACAAGCTGTGCCTCCTTTATAGACAGAAACAATCTAGGTTATTCTCTTTTAGTTTAGCGAGGGTATACCCAAACTTTCCTGAAAAGAAATTCCGGTAGAATTCTGACACCTCTTCAATTAGTTTGTTTTCATTAAGAGGCTCGGTTACATCAGTTTTTATGTTGGTAAAATCACAATCTCTTAGTCTTGATACAAGTTTCTGTATTAATTTGTTCTCTTCCGCTGTTTTAGCAAGCACAGGATTCATATATCCTTGAAGCTCAACAATTGTTTTATTTGATATTCTAGGCTTAGTAGTTTTCTTTACTTTCTTAGCAGCACATGTTAGTAGCTTCGACAAGTAATGAAAGTTTGTATAAGACAAAACAATTGACATATATAAAGAGATTGTGTAGTGATAGTACAAGTTTAGTTCCCTATACATGCTTGTCTTTGTATTTGTCAATGCTGCAAAGAATGGAATAGCTATCAACTCAGTTAAAGGATTAGGCTCAACAATCTGCTTAGTTAAATCGGGACTAAGTTCATATCGTTTAAGCACAGCAGGAGTAACTATCTTTTCTATTAATTGCTTTACCATCAACACAGGAAGTAATGTATCACCTTGTCCTTGCTGACTTTCGGTTGAATCATAAAAGAACATACTTTCATAAAAGAAAGCATCTGGATAAGCGCTAATAAAAATATAGTCAACAACATTCTTAGCATACACAACTAAATAAGTAATAGGGTTTTTATCACAATCTAACACAGGTAATACATTTTCTAAGATGTTTACGTATGTATCAATACAAACTGTTTCGGGACTGTCACCTGTTACAAATTTTAGATACTGCCAGAAAGGTTTGTTTGAAGTTGCAGATGCAAACACTTTAATCTGAATTAGTTTATATAACTTGTTTAGGATTCCTTCTTTGGATAAAGTCTGTAAAAGGTTTGCAAAGATCTTACTATGAATATCTTTATCCGGTCTCAAGTCTGTACTATAAAATATAGTATAGAATTTTAAAGACACGCTTGCCGCTAATACAGCTAACATTTCACTTGTGTCAAAAAATATCTGTTTCTTTTTACTTCTTTGCACAATCTCCAGTTCCCTAACTACCTTAAATAGATCTTCTTTTTTACAGAATTCGAGTAAGCCCCATTTAATCTGAAGAAAGGCTTTATATAAAGCAGCACCATCTCTTGTCTTTACATAGTCAAGAAATGCTTTGTCCATTAAGTTGCTAATGTATTTTGATTTCTCTAATATACTGTCAACTACAGGAAAGATGTTTTCCCTTTGGTTCCTGATTGGCACATTTTTAATCTTGTAGATGTGCTCTGTACCTTTCACAGTAATGACTAACCTTTTTTCTTCGTTTAAAGAAATTCTCATTAAGTATTCCTCCTAATTATGTAACAAACTAAGCTTGTTCGAAATCTGATCCAGTGAATGCTGAAACCATATCACCAAAACTGGCTGCGGTATCTGCTATCTCAGATGCTGCAAAAACTTGTTGTGCTATAAAGATTCCTTCGCATACTACAACGCAAGTAGCAGCTACTGTACCGACGCCTGCTGCCATAGCAACTACGCCCACAACACTTAATACAACGGGAAGGTTTTGAATCCCCAATCTTTGAAATAGTTGATTGAAGTAATTAAGAACGGGGGAAATGAAGCTCCAAAGTGTTTTTAGGACTTTTAAAGTGAACATAAGGACAGGTTTTACTAGGTCCCACAATACTCCTGCTATTGCTTTTAGTACTTCTCCTCCTTTTGCTAACACATCTTTGAAACCTTCTAACAAGTTCTTACCAGTACCCTCCTTAAACATTTTATTCATTTCATCATGAAATTTTTCTAACTGCGTAACTAGTTTCTTTTGTTCCGCAGCTTGTTCCTTACCAAAGGTTCCTAACAACACAATTGTTGCCGATAGATATGCGATCCTATCGTTAATAGTCATATCTTCTTGTGTGAAGTTAATTAAGTCAATTGTTTTAACATCTTTCGCTTTCTTATCTATTTTCTTAAGACTAGAGTTAAGATCAGAATCAAATTTAGAAGCAAAGCGTCTGACATTCTTTTTAAACTTAGGGTCAACATTCTTTGCATTAGCGACAAAATCTAATACCATACAGAGGATAGCAACACTTTCCTCAAGTTTCTTAGAAGGAGTATTTTCCTTGTAAAGAGCATCTATAATCTTTTTCATATCAGGATCTGTTTTTCTACCAAACAGTTCTTTTAAGTCGACTTGCATCACTATCCTCCAAGATTTAAGCTGTCGCTGTGGCGCTAGGACCACCAGATGTGAGAACGGGGCTAATGCCGCCAAGAGTTGAGCTTCCATTAACTACCAAGTTACCATCGATTGTTACATTACCTTCGTTGATTATGTTAGGAGCCTTTATCTTAATGGTATCGGGAGCTTCTATCAAAGCATTCCCTGTTGCCATGTTAAAGATAAGTTTATGAGCTGTTGTTCCTGACTTTAGCTCAATGATTTGATTTTGCTCATCAAGTCTTAACTGATGACCTGCTGCTGTTATAGCAGTAATGACGCTGTCCTTCTCACTAATTTCTATCATATGCTCACTAGGAGTCATTAATCTTATAAAGCCATCATCTTCATGAGCATTCATATAAAACACATAGCCTTCAGGTAATTGTACTTGAGCATACTTCTTGTCTTCATGCTCATTCATTTCAAATCTATATTCTGTAGGTGTCTGCATTTTAATGAACTTATCATCATCATGATCATTTATATAAAAATAAGAACCTGCCGGGGTTTGAAGTTGGATATACTTCTTATCATCATGCTCGTTCATTTCAAATCTATAGTTAGTGGAAGTAAGCACTTTAATAAATCTATCGTCGTCATGTGTATTCATAAAGAATAAGTAATTCTCATCTGTTTGCATTTGAATAAACTTTTTATCGTCATGTGTACACAATTCAACACGATAGCCTTTTAGAGGATCACCTTTCTGATCAACCTCATCCTCTATGCCACCTTGGTCTGAGTCAGGTTCATCGATAGCTAAGTATTTAACTCGATCTTTAGGATCCTCTTGACCTATCTTCATATCAGGATCTTTCGTTCTTTCAGACCCTCTGATGCCATTGCCACCTTTAATCCTAATAGTAGATTCTTGTCCGCCTTTGTTTACCCAAGAACCTTTCTGTCCACCTTTACCGCCACCGAGAGCATTATCTTCGTTTGTCTCATCTTCATTATTATCTTTGTTTTCTCTAGGCTGCCCTTGCTCATCTTCAGCAGCTTCAAAGCCTTCTCCAATAGGCCCTTTATCTGAGCCAAAAGGTTTAGGCGCATCTTCTCTAGGAGCCCACAGTTCAATATTCTTTCTATCTTTGTGCTCGTTAACTTCCAAAAAGAAGTTTATGTAAGATCGAAGCATTAAGCGTTCGTTATTGTCTGAAAGAAGAATTCTATGACCATGTGGTGTCTTCATAAGATAAAATTCTTTCTCTGGTGAGCATTTATTCTTTACTTCTTGTATAGTTGTATGTTTTATAGAGTTAATGCCGAAAGGCAGATACCTACACTGATTAGGATCACCATCTTCAAACATTACAAGTATAAAAGCATTTCTGGCAGGAACAGCAAATGAGCCAAAGTCATCATATACTTTTTGATCTTTTCTAGCATTAGGGTCTTGCTTACCATCAGCCATTTCTTCTGAAGATTGGTGAGGCTGAGGTTTAACTTCTTCACCTAAGACTTTAGTTCCTGATTCTTCTTTAGTGTCAGAACCTTCTGTTATCTTATTTCCAAGTAGTTTACCAGCATCACAAACTTTACTTGTATTCTGACTTCCATATAAAAATACAGGATAAGCATATATACCAACAGTCTCTTCAATGTCCATCATAAGTTCAGGAATGTATACTTCAATTCTGCCTTCTCGCTCTAAAGGCTCATTACCTTCCTTCTCTTCGTGATTGTTTAAAACCTTAGCTTTATACAGGCCGAAGTATCGCTTTTGCTCCCATCCAGACAGTAAGAAGTTTTTTCTATAGTCTTGGTTATCATCATCACGCCAATTCATTAGTAACCCTCCAAAGGAAAAAGCACAACATAAAAAACTTATGTGTGTATAACGTAGATATATATCTGAACTTGACTACCTGAAAGATTAAAGTTGCTTGTAGATCTCTTTTGTCAGCTCTTTGAATGCTGCAAAGTTATATTTCTTCATACCATCATCAAACAAATCGTACGAGTTTGTTTTAATACAGTACAGTAATGCTAACAGGTATGAAGGCCTTTCAACATAAAATAACGTCTTTGGTTTAAACTTAGCATAGGAAAATAGCTGTTGAATAGTTTCGTTTTTATGAAGGAACTCAAACTCCTTAAATTCCTTAACTAGTTTGTTAATATCATCTAGTTTTAGTTTCTCTAGTTTATCTTTAGCTTCATCATATACAACAGCATCGAAATGCATGAGATATTTCTTTAACTTAGCATACTTGATAGGCGCGTGGTCTGGATCAAGAATGGTGTCAATGATGTACTTCTTAACTAAAATTTCAAATAACGCAACCTCTTGCTTCTGACTGGTTACTATTTTAGCTCTAAGACCTACCTCTCTATAGTAAAAAGAGAATAAGTAAGTTAAAAGGAAGTCATTCATTTTAGGTGTGATAAGTTGCGGCTTGTTATGAAATGTTTCAAATATTAAACCAAAAGTTATATGAAGGAATATTTTCTTAAGCAAAGCACTTGAAGAAGTTTCGTCACTTAAAAGCTTCTGTACCTGCATTAAGATAACAACTTTGCCACCATCTACTGCAACATCTAAATAGGGTTCTTTATCGGTTACACCTATGACAACCTTCTTACCTATCTTTGCGTTGAACAAAGGTATCAATTTTGTTTCACCTGAAACACGTGCTTGAGTTTCAAATATTGTTTTTATCAATTGAAAGTTAGGGTCATTCGGGTTTAAAAGTGTGTACGGGGTCTTAGGTAACATCTTAATCAACACTATTCCTCCTTATATAGAAACTTCTGCGTCTACTGTATGGAAAATATCTGTAGATTCATACAATGCTAGAACATCATTCACTCTTGCTGACTCAGGAACTTTAATTGTTTCTGTTTTAAAGTCAAGCATAGAGAACATATCATTTACATATAATAGTATAAAGTAATAGCCGGGATCGCTATACGTATCATAACAAAACAGATCGGGTCTGTAATGATAGCCTGTGTCAAGCTGTATAGATTTTGCTGATTCAAGCAAGTATACTTTGTTTCTATCAAGTACACCCATTAAAGGAGAAGGTATAATTAAATCATACTCAGAAAAATAGTACATCTTCCTGTAACGACTTTGCTTGTATCTTACAAACTTGTTAGCAGAAACAGAGCTATTAATATTATTTGTTACCTGCATCGGGATCCTCCTCAGGCTTATCTTCTATAAGTAATTGATCTGGATCTGGTTTATATGCACCTTTTAGCCATGACTCAGATGCATGCTCAATCCCTATTTCAGATAGTTTATTAACAACTATTTGAATATCAGGAGACATGTTTAAATTCTGCGTCAGGAACTTCCACTCACCTCTAATCAACTCAATAGGAATGTCAAGAAAACCATTATGGTATTTCTCATGTAGTGTTTTAACTAAAGGCACATAACCTACTTTATCTGCAAAGTGTAAACCAATTACAATCTGCGCAACATCAAATGTTGAAAACTTTTCCTTTTCTTGCATTAATGTATCTGTAACCATACAACATACATTAAATAAAGAAATAGGATGGTGATGGATTTCGATACTGCATTCTTCGTTAGTTTCATGTGTTAGTACACATTCAGTTACATTCATCTCAGTTCTAAGGTATTTAGTCCAGTTTCTGTATTCCGGGGCAGTCCTGACCATCTTCTCAACAGCCTTAATAAAATATTTATAATCATTAACAGTGTAGAAGAAATTCTTTTTTAGTTCTAAGTTAAACTGACTTTCTTCGATCTTGAAAACAGGATTAGCAGTATCAGCTGCAATATCTTTAATTGATGGTTTGATTATTTCTGCAGTTTCTGTAACATCTGTGAAGTCTTCCTTTACTTCATCGTCTACGAAAGCTCTTTCTATTTTCTTTCCCATTTTAGTACCCTCCTAGGAAAATTATTCTGAATTAACGTATACCTTCTTGAATTTTACAGATCCATGCATCGTCCACCTTTACTCTAACGTGTGGAAGAAGCTTTGTAAAATTATTATTATCAACTGGCATTGCGAATATGTATTTTCGTGTTTCATTATCAATAGGATCTATTACTTCTTGTTCATGTACAACATATTGTTTGTCGTTATAGGTGAACTTGTCACCATTACATAACATCCAAAAAGCAATTTCTTTCATTTATTATCCCTCACTAAAACTTTAACTTTGGTAGTCTTCCTCAGCCTCTTGTCCTAATACAGTAAAGACCCTATATTCGCTAGGATCGTATCGAAACTTTTTAAGAAGTTCATCATTAACTAATATTTGATAAGAATTACCTAGCCATGTTATGTGAACAACACCAAATGTATGTCTGTGGTCTGTTGAGAATGTAAATCTTTGCAGTTGACATAATTTAGTACATTCCTCAATACTGCCTCCCCATAACTCAGCAGGTATAGCTATAGGTATATAACGATACTCTGTAGAAGTAGCTGAAACAGTAGCCCTTATTTGAAACTTTACATAAACTCTATCTTTATAGTGAAACTTTACACCTTCGTCTAAATGAGCAAATTCTAAATAAGCCACAAATTATTACCTCCTAGATAGGCTCGTAATAATAAATACTAATAAAGTCATCCTTTTTAATCGGAACGTACAAGCTAATAGTAGAAGGATCTTTTACTTTGTATTCTCTATCTTCACTCATAATACCCCAATAACTCATAACAGTTATTTTTCTATTACCGATAGGTTCAGGTAAGGTTACATCGTAAGGAGCAGTAATGTCGCTATGGTCTACAGTGATTGGTATGTTATATGATTTTTGGAATTCATAGGTAATTTGACCATCTTGGATAATAGAGTCTCCAATCTTAATCGTATTTACTCCAGGAGTTCTTTCATCGCCCGGGCCTACATACCATTCATAGAATCCTGTATCTATTTGTCCGTTAATAACAATAGACTTTTTAAACTCATCAACACGCCAATCAGTCTTTAAAACTATATAGGCAGGCAGTTCTATATCCCACTCGAATGTCATGTTAATTCTATAGTCAGGCTTTTCAGATCCACCATACCATGTTGTTCCATCGGATATAGATGTTAGTCTGATCATAGGTGAACTATTAACAGGGAATACATAATACTGCTGGTCTACACTTCTTATAAGTTTTTGATCAAGTTCGGTCTGACTCCAATCAAGAGTATAGTGTTGTCCTGTTGATTCGTTTACATAATCATAAGTAATCATTTCTGTTGGGATCTGTAATTGTGTAGTGAATTCAGGAAGTATAAACCATTTGTCAGTATCGAACCATTGCATAGTAGCAAATTGATAGTCATGCGCTTCAGGACTTGAATGAGCAATAAGTATAACTTCAGAAGTTCCCATAAACCTTTCAAATATAGGAGTAATCTGTACATGGTCGTCTTCATACATTTTCTCATATAAAGTAGACGCAAAGTAGTAAGCATTTCTTTTAGAATGCTTCCATGTATGATTTGTTTTCTCATCTATCTTACTAAGAGTAAAGTTTCCTGAGAGTAACGGCAATACTGGAGCATCCAAGTTTCTTGTTTTATAATCAAGCAAGTATTGTAGAGACTTTGTATAGTTTCCGCAAACTACTGTCTCTATAGAATTGTGGCACACCTGTTGAGACATATAATTTAGAAAATGTCTGATATACGAACTAAGGTGTATATGAGGTCTAATATTTTGAGTATAAAAGGTTTCAACTGGCATTGTTACTCTCCATCATATTTTGAATTTTTCAAACTCAATTTCAGCTCCGACACTTTTAACAACTTTCTTCTGACTAGTTGCGTCTATAAAATGTCTTTCGCAGTGTACATATAAATCATGCTCTCGTAGGAACATATACAGCTGCACTTTCTGCAAAAAATCACCATTAGGTGTTTTAGTTTTACCTAAAGTGATCGTTTCATTTGAGAAGAGTAAACACTCTTTATTCCTGATGTGTTTGAATTGGTTGGTGATTTTAAGATGTTGTGACTCTACTGAATCGAGTAATAAGTTCTGTGCTACAAAGATAGAATCATTCACATTATCGTATTTCCTGAATACGAATCTACCTGTCACTTCTTTAATTGCTCTATTGTCAAGATCAATGTCTATGTAAGAGTTTGAACGGTGAAACTTTACATCTAATCCTAACAAGTCACTTCCTACTTGAACCGCAAGTTTGTACGTCCTTGGAAAACTAAAAAATCTCATTAAAGTAAACCCTCCTTGATGCAACATGAATAAACGTATGGTACTACATCAATTGTTGTGTTTTTACATGTGTGAGAAAAACTCTTAAAATTTAAAAATGTAGAGTACTACTTATACATATGAGTATCTTTAAAGGAGTGTTCCTATATGGCTACTATTGTTATAGACCCTACGTATACTATCTCTGCATCTTCCTCAACTGCATCTAACTTAGCAGCACCTACAACAACAGCAGGTGCAACAACTATACATCAGCATGGAGGATTAGCTTATGTAACAAGTACATCAGCCACCACAACTAATTATGGTTATTCACTATGGACAGACGATATGGGCGGAGGTAGCCTTGCTCCTATAGATGCTGCTAATGAAGCTACCATAAAAATGCAAAGAGATATATATGACTACTACAATGAAAGAGACATGGTTTATAAATTTATGTATGAACCAGAATGGGGACGAATGCATGAAGATGGTGCTGTTAGGTTTAACTATCATGCTTTTACAGGATGGACAGACTTAGAAGCTATAATAGACGAAAAGAATGAGATGTTAAGATTTGCTTTTTACAAGAATAGAGGATGGAAGGACGAGGAGGCTAAAGCAGATGCGAGTGTAAAAATCAATCTTGCTTATCACAGACACAACGAATGGAAAGATTTAGATTGGTATAAAGAAACAAATCATACTATGTTAATTACAGGATTGTCTGAATGCTTAGAATTTGAAGATTGTGACGCTCTTCGTGACATGGTTGACTTTGTACTTACAAAGGTAATAACTGAGAATAGAGGGTTAAGCACAACGATGCTTTCAGTATTATATCAAATAATGGAAAAGATGGACAAAGCATTCATAAAGGTACTCCTGTTTAAAAATTATGGTGAAGCTAGCGAGGAGATAAGAACAATTCTTGCATGCATTGTAGAAGACGCTGCTAGCCCTTTTAAAGATTCAGATAGGCTTATGTTAGGTCAAATAGGATTACAGAAATGGTTAAAGCTAAAGGAACACGCAGATAAATATGCAAAAGTCTATGCTCCTTATATACCAGTACAGACATGGACTAAATCACAGCTAACCTATTGCGGGACAACAGCAGGGGCGCAACAAATTACTAATAGCACAACAGTCAGAAAACCTGATGCTTTTGCTACACTGGATATAGCAAAATCTTGGTTAAAAGGAAATAACTAAACTAATGAAAAGTCAATCAATAATCTGTAACATTTGTAAACAATGTTGCTTAAACAGCAAAGCTGTTATTAGTCACTTAGTTCATAATCATCTTACACCTGCGTCATTAATGAAAATTACTATTGAGGACGATTCCGAATTTCATGTGGTAGAGGTCACTAATTTAGATCTTGATGCTATTAACACACAAGCTAACCTTGCTACAACATTATTAAGTGGACAAAAGGCTGAAGGTAACACTTTAATAATAAATAAAGATCACGTATATACAGTAGAGGATACAGGATTAATAGTTTTGTGTTATTATCCACAAACTAATACAGCTATTTCTTTAGACAAGAAAGATGTTCCTGTATTATTAGAATCCTTACACGCAGTTATAGCCAAAGAGAATTCTATTAGAATTCAAAAATTAGCGAGCTTTACTTCATTAGCTCGAAAGGTAGGTTGACATGGACAAGTTTATTGGTATCATAGAAAGGCTACAATCTTCTAAAACAATAGCATTAGAAGATATTCGTAGCTTTACAGACATTGTTGAAAATAGTTTAAGCATGGCTGTAGATTCTTTAGAAACAGCCAGAACAAGAGAAGCGATGATCTTTTCAGAATTCTTAGACAAACATTCCGAAAGAAAAATCACAATAACTGAGTTTTTAAAAACAATGAAAGTTACTAAGGATGTTAAAGCAGTATTCAGAGATTTTGTAAATGAGGTTAAAAAATGACTCAAGTACGTTCCTTTTTCTGCATGTTTTCAACATTTTTTCGTCTGATAGGGATAGGCATTGCTGCCTTTATTGTTCTTTATGTAATAATGAGTTCAGGTTTTAATCAATGGATGGAGGTTAACCCTTTTGATTCTCAAATGATAAACACGATATTCTGGATAAGTATTTTCAATATCATGTTTATACTCGGACCGAGCTTTTTACTAATATATGATTTGTTTTATCAAACCAATTCAGAAACGTTTGCTAAAGCACATGAGCATGCACAACAAATTGTAGAAAAAGTACTCTCAACAAAAGATGATGAAACAAAATGAGCCTTTGGTACATATTCAGATACAGAGCAAAACGAATGTTTTGTCTTATGTTGAGAAGAATTGCCATTAATTTAAATCAGGAGGACTTAATGAGTTCACGGTACAATCACATGCTGAAAGTTGTCAGCACAAAAAACAAGCTAAGGTATTCGGTGCTTAAAGGTTTTGTAGAAGTAGTTTCTAACTACAATCCTTTTTTGTACGAGGTTGACGAAGCTTCGTGGGAAGAGATGTCTAAATATAGCACAGTGTGGGAACCTCTATTCAGAGATCATCACTCGCTTTATTTTAAAGACTTCAAACCAACAGAAGTCGAACTAAAAAATATGTATTGTGCTTATTACGGATTATGCAAAGTGCCTTACCACAAAGTAGCCTTGAGGGCAAACTTTAAGGAAAATCCATATGTACTTATTCAACAACCTATTAAGAACCTGGAAGTAGCTGCTGAACATCTTAAGACAATGGCAGCACATTTTCCTCATATTAAAGAACCTTTCAAGTGGGCAGTAGCTTCAGTTGCTTATTTCTCAGATCCTATTAAGATAATGGATATGATAAAAGCAATTAAGTCAACTACAGTCGGCGATGCTGTGCAGCATCCTGACGCCTTGCAGAAGGCCCTGAGAAAGGGGTTTGGTGATCAAGCTGACTCTTTAATCGACTTGGTAGATAATTTTAGGATAGCACAAGAGAAATACCAAAAAGAAGAATTGGAAATGATGGTTAGTTAAGACTGTTCGTATCTCCTAGTACGACAACATAAAAGAGACTCTGTACGTAAATGCGTAAAAGGAGTCTCTTTTATTTTTAGGTTGTTTTGCTCATATCGTTAAAACACAACAAGTGATTGGAATAGTTCATGGAGGTATACTTAATTATGAGTAAGAAAAGAGGAAAAAGTACAAAGGTCGCAAGTTGGAATTTTCTTGTAGCTAAAGATCGGATTAGAAAAGCTAAACCTTTAGTCTACAAACAATACGAGAAAGAACTAGTTGAGATAGCAAATGTGACTCGAGCACTATTTGAAAATGCTATCCTCAAGGACATGTATACTAAGCTTGCAAAACAGTTCTTTGAGCAGATTAAAGGGACTAGAACTTTAGAGCAAGCAGGCGAAATTATTAATGAATTTCTTACACTAGCAAATGAGACTTCAAAATCATCAGCTTTATTCGAAATCGACGAACAAATCAAAGATGTCGAAAAACAAGTTACCTCAATGACAGACGAAGGCAAAACTCAGGAAGAAATTGATGCTTATGTTGAAGAGCACCTAACTGCTCCTTTACAAAAGGTATATGAAGATTTAGAATCTGATGGTTTAGTTGAGGATGGCATATTAGCTGATGCTGAAAAAATACTTCAAGAAATTGAAGACGAGGAAAACCAAGCCGAGGGGGAAATAGATAATGGTAACACTGACGAGTCTGTATCGCTACGCTAAACAAAAATTAGGACTACCTTATGTAGAATTTGAAAAGTCAGATGATGAGCTTTTCGAAATACTTAAAGAAACAACCATGCCTACTTTTAATCGTTACTTCCCTCATGTTAATAATATGGCACTTGACACACGTTTAGCTGAAAACTTAACAGATATTCCAAATGAGTATTGGTTAAGAGATCCAGACAATCAAGAAATATTTTCAGTTAGCAAAGTGTTAGATGTATATAACACGTTAATTGTTCATGGTTATCCTATTGATGTAGCATTCAGACAGTTTGATGATATTCCTAACTGGGCGTTAAGTGTAGATAGAGCTGAAACAGCTTATCTGTATTCACCTGCTAGAATGACTTTTTCTTTTATGCCTCCAAACAAAATCAGAGTAATGCCTTCTAATTCAATCTCGGGCGGAGTGTTTACTGTGCAATATGAAAGAGGTCATAAAGACGATTTAAGCACACTTCAGAATCAATACGAGCATTATCTTAAAGAACTTTTTCTAGCTGATTGCAAACTTGAAATAGGTAACATAAGAAAGAAGTATCAGAACTTCACAACACCTTTTGGAGAGATTCCTCTGAATGGTGATGATCTTATTTCTCAAGGAACTGCAGAAAGAGAAAAGTTATATTCTGAGTTTGAAGAAAAAGCTCTGCCGAATATTCTAATCAAAGTCGGATAAGTACTAACAGGAGGATTACGCATAATGACGTTTGCATTTGATATTGATGGAGTTATTGTTGATGTTAATAAAACAGTGCAGCAATATCTCAGAAAAACACATAACCTAACATACAAACAATTAGGTGTACAATATATCTGGCCTAAGCGTTTGTCTGAGTTTGAAGGTGTATTTGATGAGATGATTCGTCTTGATATAGAAAGGTTCATCTTTCAATCTTTCGATTATATACAAGACAGCATTTACCGTACAGCCATCCTAAGCTCAATGAAGACTTTAGGCAAACAAGGACATAAAATTTACATAATTACCAATAGGCCCATTTATACAAAAGATGTTACACGACAGTGCTTTCCTGAAGATGTAGCTGAACATATAGAAGATTTCTTATTCTTTGAAGAAGGCATAGATACAGAAGGTAATGAAGACCTTTTTAAAATTAAAAGATGTCAATCGGTTAATGTTGACGTTTTAATAGATGATCGTGCTGATAATATAAAAGCTTTCGCAGAAACTACTAAGCATGGATTTTGGTTTGTCGATGAGATTCCTGAGGCAGATAGAATCAATGAAATTACAAAGTTAAACTCTGTTATTGTGTGTGACAGCAGTAACTTAAAGAAAAAACTCAGAGAGGTAATATACAATGTCAACTCGTCTGAAAGACACTGAAAAATTCTGTGCCAAACTGATCCCCGTTACCTCTCCTTCTGTATTTAGAAAATTAGGAGAAACTGTAACCTTTGATGAGAAAGGTATTCTTTCTTATGAGATCTTTGGTACTAATGAGAATGAAAGAAGGGTAAGACACTCTTTCATTAATCTAAAGAATGTTCAAGTTCTTCATCCTATTCTATACGATAAACTGAAAATTAATAGTAAGTTAAAAAACATTCTATATAATAAAGGTTCTTACATTATTAAGGGTGGCGAGCTTATTGCTGACCCAAATGGAGATACAGGCATATCATTTTTTAAGTCTATTGTAGGAAGATATAAGCCTGAATCAGCTGCTATTCAAAAAGTCTTTGATATTATTAAAGTATCACCTTTTGCTTTCTTAAATAAGATTATTGTGATACCTCCTGCATTCAGAGAGACTGGAAAAGAATTAGTTTATAGAACCGTAACGGATCTCAATAAAGCATATACTTCTTTAATTCGTGCAGCTAATGCAATTGCGGCTTCGGGAGACGCTGATGCTTACTCGGCTGAAATACAAAGGCTCATGGAAAATCTATATATTGCTATTAAAGCACAAATTGGTTCCAAAGACGGAATATCAAGATCAAATATTCAAGGAAAACGTTTAGACTTTTCAGGTCGCGCTGTTATTACAATGGACCTGTCCTTAAAAATAGATGAATGTATTCTTCCTTTAGTTATAGCATTAAAAATGTTTGAACCTTTCATAATTGCTGAGTTTAAGAAACAGCCCGGACGTAAGCCAGGCGACTATTTAATTTATGATATGTTACAAGATGTTTATGATAATCTTGATGCCAGTGACTATTATGAAGAAGTTAAGAAAGTAATAGATTCAATTGCCGCAACACGCCTTGTGCTGCTTAATCGTGCACCTTCTCTACATAAACTATCACTGCTTGCATTCAAACCGCGCATAACCTTAGATAAGGTTATCAAACTAAATCCTTTTATACTTGATGGATACAATGCTGACTTTGATGGTGACCAGATGGGTGTATACAGTCCTTTGACAAGACAAGGACAAGAGGAAGCTAAAAAACTTCTACCTTCCAATAACTTATTTAATGTAGCTTCAAGAAAGATATCAACACAGCTTTCTGAAAACTTTGCGTTATACTTATATTATAGTACTGCATGGGAGTCAACTTCTGCACCCGCAAGTAAGTTAGACACTAATAAAAAGAATCTTGATTTCTTTAGACGTGTTACACTTAAAGGAGAAACAGCTACCGTAGGCAGATGGTTATTAACTCTTGCTATTAGAGAAGCTGTCTTGGATGATAAGTATCCTATAATTAAGCAGCCTATAAATAAATCAATATTTAGTCAAATGTTATCTGATATCTTTATGAAGTATGGTAAGAATGCTTTGATAGGTGTGCTGTATAAAGTTAGAGATTTGACCATGGAATATGGTTCATTACTACCAGACGTACTTCCTGAAATAAAACTTAGTGACACTGCTAAGAAAGAGCTCCTTCCTAAAATAGAAGAATTAAAACATACTCCTGATGTATGGGATGATATTGTAAGTATAGTAAAAAGAGATATAAGAAATCATCAAAAGAACTTATACATTCTTCTTGAATCTAAAACAACTAAGCTTGACTGGAATAAGATTACACAGGCGTTAGTTGCTAAAGGCTATACTCAAACACTTTCAGGTGAGAACAAATTAATGACATCAAGTCAGCTCGATGGTTTAACACAAGAAGAACTTTTAGTGGATACTTCTAATGCTAGAAGAGGTATTGTTGACAGAGCTCTTATGACAGGTAAGCCTGGTTATTTAACCAGAAAGCTAATTTTTGCATTAGGCTCAACATTACTACATCCTACATTAAAAGATTGTGGAACTAGCAGAACACTAAAACTAAGAGTAAACAAGAATCATGTTAATAGCTTAGTAGGAAGATATGCTTTATTAAATGGTAAGCTAGTTTTACTTGAGAAAGCTGATGCTGAAAAATTAGTAGGAAGTACAATCAATGTAAGGTCTCCTGCCTACTGTAAGAGTAAACAAATATGCCATACTTGTTATGGCATGCTAAGCAAATATGTGAACTCAAAGAACATAGGTATTATAGCTTCTCAAGCTATAGGCGAGTTAGGTACTCAGATGATTATGAGAACCTTCCATGTAGATACTCTTGTTACTACAGCTAAAAAGACATTACCTACTATTAAAGAATTTAAGTTAACAGATGCAGGTTATGTAGCGATGCAGCCTGTGGTAATACATTTAAAGAAAGACGATATAGAAGAAAGGTCTGACTTTAGTATAGTAACAAAAGCTATTACTGTCAACGATGCACGATACGATTTTGTATTTACTGTTTCCTTATTAGCTGTCGAAGACTCAAGAGAAACAGCAACTACACTAGAGTTAGCATTTCCTAAAGGAGCTATTCCTCTATTCGGAGGCTCAACAGGACATCTAAGGGATAAGATATCTGAAGTTGATGGTTTATTTGAATTAAGTCAGAAACTAAAAATTAGAGATGCCACAGCATTACTAGAAAGACTATTTGATGAATATTATACGCTTGGTAAACTAGATCATGTACATTTTGAATTGTTTATAGGTGCTATGATGAGAAGTAAAGCTAAGCCTGAAATTCCTTTCAGATTATCAACTGATACAGCTTACCAATTAGTGCCTATCTCAAAAGTAGCACTTTATGAAAGTCCTCAACTTGCTTTTATATTCCAAAGACAGTCAGATGCTATTATTGCAGGACTATATCAAGATACTCTTGAAGAAGACCCAGAAGAACGAACCAAATCCGATTTAGAAGAATATTACTACTAGGAGGCAGCTTTGTATCTGCAAAGATTTAGATTATTTAGTTCACGAGACCCTAAACTCCGGTTTGAAGACGAAGGTTATAGAATATTTACTATAGTGGAGAATTCAACTTTTCCTAAACTATATCCTAAGTCAGGCCTCATGAAAGAAGATTGCCGTATTGTAGTAATCCCTAAAGTTCAGACAAAGTTTGGTTTAGTGCAGACTGCTAAATTAAAATCCGATTACTCCGCAACTAAATTAGTTTCGTATATTGATACACATACTATTAAAGAATCCGATAAGAATGCTTATATAGACTTAACACCTGTAATGGACTTTATGCGCCCACGTTTAAAAAGGTTTGATTCAGATGTTGCCTACAGAACATTTATGGCTATGATGGATAACCTAGATACAGGTCCAGGTAAAAAAGTTTTACTTTATATGCTTGATATGACAAGGCCTGCAGCATTACGATTAACAGAGATGTATATAGCTGTATTGATTTATGCTATGATGCGAAGAAAGACTATGCCTTTCCATACAGTAATGTTTGGTGCTATTGGCGGTGGTAGTAAGTTTAGAAAGATTTATGAAGCTGACGATTCGTTAAACAGTTATCAAAAGATTATATCAACTATGAGGACTGAACTTTCACATATGAGTTCAGGTGCCATGTCTATTGCAATGGCGCAGCAAATTAGCGAAGACTTAGATGTGCCTACAGAAAAGGTAATTCCTATTATAAAGACTCTAATAAGTGATACACCCCCTGAGCAAAGATCTAGACTTATAAACCTCGCAAATGCTGATCCTAAGAAGATTAGGGAAATAGTAGTTAAGACTTCTCAGAAGATGACAGGGCATACTATCATTAAAGATCTACCTTTACAGCTAAAGAAAGTTGAAATGAAAACTTTGTCTGCTGATATGCCTAGTGCACAAATTACACAAGTAACGGAGTTAACAAAAGCTAAGCAACCTGTTACTTCACTTGATATAAGTTCAGATCTTAATACACATTTAGTTATTCCTAGGATGACTTTAAACGTTAATTCAGTATCATTAGCTCCTTTAGTTAATCATGTTACTGGTAAAGAGTTTTCAACTACGTTGGATGTTAGCCCTAATCCTAAGTTTTCAGGAACTAACCTTATTAAAGTTAAGATTGTTGATTCCAAGACAAATAAAACACAGGACATCGAAGCAATTATCCCTAACTTAAAGTCTGATGGATCCTTTAAGATGTATGGACAAACATATACACTTAAGAAACAAATTGCGTCACTTCCTGTAGCAAAGTATAAAGAGAATGAGATTTCTATTGAAACATTACTGACTAACTTTAAGCTTGTTCGCAAAAAAGTAGGGCATAAAGTTTATATCAATTTCAGTAAGTATACTTCACTGCCTTTATTCTATTATTTAGCTGCTGTTATAGGACCAGAAGCTCTTTGTAAGAAACTAGACATCGAGGTCACTAAAACAGGAAAAGGTTTAACACTGCAACCTAAAGGTGGCTTAGGTTCAATAATTTCTCCAAAGATGCTAGAATCAACTGACAAAGACTACTTTAAAAAAGAGTTAGAGAAGATGATAGGTAACAGAGGATTAATTCACTACTTAGTAGAGAAGCTTCCAGAAAAAGCAATAGATCCTAGCACGCTTGATTTACTTAAAACATCTAAGATGCCAACTAATTTTATTGATATGATTATATTTGCAGCAACAAAACTGGTTAAGGATTTACCGGAAGCTCCTAATGACCTACATCATAGAAGAATAAGATCAACAGAAGTAGTTAATAAGATATTCTTATCTGGCTTAGATAGAGCACTTAGTACTTATAAACAGGATGTAGCTTCTGGTAGAGTAGATGCTGACATTGTAATTGATCCTAACTTTGTTATGAATACTTTGAGAGAAACGGGTGCTATAGACTTTGCGGAAAGTAAACCTAATCCTGTAGCAGAAATTGCTAGTAAGAATAAAGTAAATTATTCAGGCTATGCTACGTTTAGATCAGAGAATACTCCTATAGCTTTTAGAGATATTCATCCGTCACAGAAAGGATTACTTGATCCAATCGAAACAGCAAAAGATTCTTCAGTGGGAGATCAATTATATTTAACAGTATCTCCTAACATAATGTCTAATAATAATCTTTTTGTTCCTACAAGCAACCCTGATTCAATGCTAGGCTATACAACTAGCTTAACTCCTTTTCTTGAATCTTCTGCTACCGCACGTACAAACATGGGAACCTCTCATACAAAGCAAGCAGTACCTATAGTTGAGTCTGAAGCACCTTTTGTTATGAGTGGTATAGAAGGTGTCTATAAAGACATTACTTCTGACAAGTTTATTACTAAGTCACCTGTAGACGGAAAAGTTACTTCTATTAAGAAAACTTATATGACTATTACAGACAAGGCTAAAAAGACACATAAGATCAATCTTGTTAAACCGCATATTACTACAGGAACAGGTATAGCAATAAATAATGTACATGCACCCGTTGTAAGTGTAGGTGATAACGTAAAGGTAAAGGATATCCTAGCTGAAAACTTTACCTTCAAAGGCGGCATTCTTGCTATAGGAAAGAACTTGCTCTGTGCCTTTGCTTTATACAATTCTACTAATTACATGGATGGTGTTATCATATCATCACATTTAAAAGAGAGCATGGCTGTTGAAGAGATTAGTAAAAAAGTAGTGTATGTAAATCCTGAAACAGATAGAATACTTCATTTTCATTCTAAGCTAGGACCTATTGGAAAGAATACAACGCTTATTAAGTATGATACTTCTGCTTTTAACATAGCAGCTTATGAAAGGTCAGTAGTTACAGTAAAAGGAAATGCTATAGGATCATTAGAAGCTATTGTATTAAAAGCACCTAAGAAGTCCTTAGCAGATGAGCTGTTACGAAAACTTCCAGACATAGATAAGAGTAATATAACTGTTATCATTAAGGATGACATAGATAAAACCGTCGAGCTTACATTTGAAGTTAAGTTACTGAATACTCTTAAAGTTGGAGACAAGTTTGGTAATAAGCACGGAAACAAAGGTGTTATTAATCACATCATTCCTGAAGAAGAAACTCCTTACATTGTAGAAGATGGAAGATGGTTAGATTGTGTATTAAATCCTTTGGGACTGTTTGGTCGAACTAACTGGGGACAGTATAAAGAATTATTGGTGTCTGCTATATTGTATGAGTTTAACAAACAGTTTGTAGAGATATACAAAGTCAAAGGAAGGAAAGCAGCTTCTGAATATTTTGCTTCTTCTGCTGTTAAGTTAAACAAGATTAAAGATTATGACAAACTAATTCTTTCTAGGCTTAACAGGATGTCTGACAAACAGATGAAGGAATTAGTTACTAGCATTAAAAAGGAAGAGCAATTACTTCCTATACACATTCCTCCATTCAAGAGTGCTTCGTATAGTGATCTATTAGCATTAGGAGAACAGCTAAATGTAGTTAAGACTATTAGATGTCCTGAACTTGGTAAAGATATTAGAGCATTAGTAGGTTACATGTATTTCCATAGGCTAGAGCATTTACCTGAGTACAAATTAAATGCTAGGTCTACAGGTGTTTATAGATACAGAACTAAGCAGCCTGTTGCTGGAAAGAAGATGATGGGTGGACAAAGATTTGGAGAAATGGAAAATTGGTGTTTACTTTCACATGATTGTCCTACAATAATGCAAGAGTTTAAGACAGTGCAGTCTGATGACTTTGATTATAAGAATAAAGTTATAACACAGATACTAAATGGTGAAGTTCCTGAAATGCCTGCAACTAAACAGCATACTGCAATTTACGATATGTTCAAAGCTTTAATGACCGGGTTGCATATAGATATTTAAAAATCCCCGTGTAATTTCTCATAACAGTAGTATTTGTTATTATGGACAAATTAAACCCAGTTTTTATGTACGAGGGTGCAAGATTAAACTTAGAGGAAAATGATGGCTAAATTTTCTTCTGATAATCCTATTATTATTGTAGATAAAGGTGTTATAAATTTAATTCCTATACTAAGGGATGCTGTTATTTTAGTAGCAGTAAAACATCCTGAAAAGGGAAATAAGTATACAGCTCGTATAACTACTACATTAGGAAATACTTACAATCTAGGCTTATGGGATACAAGAGACGATGCCGAAACTTTTTTGCATGTTTTAGGTGATCTACTTTACGAGTATGCTGAAAATATTCAGAAATCGGAAAACTTTCCTGAAATGATGATGAAAACAACATCACAATCAGATGATATAGATACTAAGAAATTCTCAAGGATGTTAAGGTTTGATGATTAACTTTAACATATCATATTCAACAAGTCTGTTGACTCATTCACAATCTTTTTTAAACTTTGTAGATAATTTGCTGCCATTATACAGTTTTTATACAGGAGGTGCATAATGTCTTGGGAAACTACTTATATGCTTATGAGGCAAAATAGCTATACGTTTCTATGTGTAGGAGTACTACTAGCTGAATGTGGCTTGTTTTACTGGGCCTTTACATTAAAGCAGTGTGCGAAGAAAGAAGCTAGACTAGTTGAACAAGCACTTGGTAAAGTTAGGAAGATAACTAATGATTAATTTTCTAAAACTTAAGTGCAGGTTCGCGGAGATGGTTAATTTGAGGCTTTTACTAGAACAATGTGTCTCTATTACGAAACAAACATCAAACCACGACTCTGTACCCATAATAGTTTGTTATCTTCCAGGAAATGGTAATCAAGTATTTTACTATGAAAGTCACCAAGAGAATCTGCGTGACGCTGACTATGACAGATTATTCATGTATTTAAATGACATACAAGATACAAAAGAAAAACAACTCACTAGAAAATTAAATATGGAAGATAATTGAGGTAGTTTATGAAAGTTAGAACAGGTTTTGTTTCTAATAGTAGTTCTGCTAGTTTTGTGATAGAAGATTTTACTTACCATATAACAGTTGAGCAAACCTATGCGCTTCTTAACTGTCATGATAAAATAAACGATTGTTGGGAAGTAAATGTAAGAACAGGAGAGCGTCCTGAACTTAGAGGACACACTTTTATGGATAACGGGGACATGAGTCAATTTATGAATAAGATAAAAATACCTAAAGAATGCGTAGAGTGGGATGAAGACTAGTAACTTTAATTTCTTGCATCAAAGACAAATTGACTATACGTTTCAGCCTGTATTGTTTGGCAGAAGGGAGTCTGCTTTCACTGTCCTTTACTCATACAGTAGAACTTTTCATAAAAGAAAAATATTAACAAAAAGGTACTTTAGCCAGTTCACATTACTAAATAGAAAAGAAATAATGCATATAGAAAAGAGAAAGGATAATTGGTTACATACTTGTTTATTTTTTGTGAGGTTTAACGATGAAAGATGTTTGCCATGATTGTATCCTACAACGTTATCTACTTAAATCTGCAAAACATATAATGCCTGATACAACTGGACAGTGGGATGTAGTAATTGCTAAACCTTATAGTCCAGGTAATCCCGAGGAAGATGCAGAACTTACACGTATTGTTAATAGAGAATGTTTTTTAAATACGATGTTTTCAGGAGTTATACAAGAAGTGATTACATATAGAAACGGAACTAAAATTACAGTAATAGAACCCCGATTAGCTGTGAGGAGTATACATTGTCAACTACTCAAATAAAGCCACGTGAGCAAATGAGTTTTATAGGAACGAATGATACACCTAGAGACTTTTGTCATATTATTACTGCAATATGTAAACCATGGTGGGTACGTAATCATCTTCGGTATGCTGTGGAACCAAGTTATACAGGAAGTGACTATGGTTTTTCTACATTCTCTTCAAATGATCAACATATACTTGCAGCAGCTGATTGTTATTGTTTTGGTAATAGAGTTGAGATAAGGAGTTATGATTTTAATGAAGCTTATTCGAGGAATGAGTATGATTGCAAACCAGCTAATAGTCGCATAAGTTGGATAACGGAAAGAAGGTATATATGGTCATAGCTTCGACTGATGTTTCATTGTTTCCTACATGTAACATATCACGACAAGAATCTTCTCAACGATATTTAATAAGCTGTTTTTTACAAGCACGTGTTAATCGTCAGCAAGAATGGTTTAACCATGAGGAGCATTGCATTATGTATAGACGACTGTTTGGTTCAACCCGCCATCGGCTTATTTTAAGCAGTGTTAAAGGTGGCTATACACTAATAACATCTATATTTAATAATGAGGGGAAGCGCGAGTATTTATGAATGACATTGACAATCTTACATTTTTTAAATCCTTCTTTGTTCTAAATATGAACTAACACATTTTAGGAAGGTAAGGGCTATGAATACTAGATGTATAGAATTGAGTTGTGACACAGCAGCTGAAGCCCTCATAAGTTTTTATATATTTTCACATTCTTGTTTCATTATAGACAAGGGTGAAAAAAGCTCGATAGCACGAAGAAGGTTTTTATGAATGAAATTAACATAGACTACTTTACTGTAAAGTTTCAGAATGAGGATCGAAAATTGATATATTTTAAAAGGGGACGAAGTTTTGAACATAACTGTCATACAGCAATTCTTTATGATACAGCAGCTGAAGCCCTCATAAGTTTTTATATATTTTCACATGCAGCTTATATCGTTGAATGGTGTGACAAGCGTGCAGTAGAACAAAGGAGGTTTTTATGGGTTTAAAAATAGCAAAGCTTTCTGAGAATTTTTATCAGAAAGAGGAATTACGATTCATTAAATACTGTTGCCAGAAATACTTAGATAAGAATCCTGGCTGGAGAGATGAGTTTGACGAACAATTTCATATTAGATTTTGTCATCATATGTGTACATGTTGGATGGATGATAAATGGTTTGATGATGAAAACTTCCTGATACGTATGATGGGTATGTTATTTTGCGGCGTTCCAAGAATTGTTAATAACAAAGAAAGAGCTATGCAAGTATTGTCGGAGCTCTATAGCTTAACGCAGGATAGTTTAATTACCTTATCAGAATTAATAGGTGAATTATCCTATAGAGTAGTAGAGGATCGTAAAGAGTTTAAGTTTCATGATTTGAATACTTACTACCTTAACAGTAGATTTGAATATATTTTTGAGATAGTAAAAACTCCTGCAATAGTTAGAGTACTTACTTTCCTAAAACCATACAATGAGCAAATGCATAAGATAGTAAAAAACGAACTCATAAAGGAAAGTGATAATGAGGTTATAGGAGCATGACTAAATCAATCTTTAACCATATCTCACACTCCTATATATTTCAGAATACTGCATTAAGTCAAAAGAAGTTTTCTGAAAGGATAGTAACAAGTTACCCACACCATAGAAAAAGAACAGTAATCTTAGAGCTCACATTACATCAGATGATTATTGCTTATGCCTATCAATTTTTGTTTACTATTAGATGGTTTCCTTTAAAAGACCCTCGTCACTTAAACATAAGTCTCCTAAGGCCACACCTCTACAACTGGAAACACACTAAGTAGCCGTTTTGTATTAATATCTTATACATAAAGGGAGGGTTCATGAAATGGCTTTAGGGTCCCACATAATAGTTGATTTAGAAAATTGCGACAAAGCTTTGCTTAACGATGCTACCTTTATTGAACAACTTCTAAAAGACGCTGTAGTTGTAGCAGGTGCTACCGAGTTAAATACTTATGTACACTCATTTAATCCGCAAGGTATAACGGGTGCTACTGTTTTAGCTGAGTCACATATCACTATACATACTTTTCCAGAGTTAGGCGTAGCTTGTTTAGACGCTTTTACTTGTGGAGATCATACCAAACCACAAGCAGCTATTGATCATATGGCTAAAGCATTGAAAGGAACGATGAATGAAATAACTGGTCTTACTAGAGGGAAAGATTTTAAGTTTCTTACCGAAGAAGAAAGGAATGCTATAGTTTATGACTAAGTACGAACTCTTAGGAAACAGGGTGTTAAGAGAAAAGACATTGCTAAGAAATTTAATATGCGTTATGAGATGATTTGGGCTATTTGCAAGGATACTACATAAAGGAGCACACATGACTGACCACTCACTTTCTTATAGTGAAAAAGATGGCTGCCTAATCTTTTCACTACAGGGGCCTCTTAATTATATTTCCTGTACTGTGCTAGAATCACAAAAACTTTACTTTGTTGAGAAAGCCGTGGAAGATAAAGTAAAAGCAATAATTATTGATTTTAGTGCTGTAGGCTATGTGGATAGTGCAGGTATCTCTGTTTTGCTACAATACTACGCAGTTTGTAAAGATTTAAACATACCGTTAGCATTAATTTCAATGAATTCAATAGTATACAAAGTCTTTCGAATAACTAATTTAAATCGACTTTTCTTAATTACCAAGACTTATTCTGAAGCAATAGAATCCATTAATCAGTAGTTTCTCCTCATAACGTAAAAACACAACAATTGAAGTAGTACACTTTAGTACTACTTTTTCTGTGTTTATTCAAGGAGGTTTACCTTATGCCAGCAAGAGAATTTAACAAAGAGAAGTTAGCAGCTTACTCTAAAAAGAAGCTTCATCCCCGTCACATCTATTCAGAAATCACATTCGACATTGAAAAGTTACCTGAGGACATAGGTAAAGGTTATCAGGGAATACTACTGTCTGACGGGTTTCCTATTATACACATTTCATACTTTGATTTCTTAGGACGTGTTGAGAAGAAAGCAGATGCTACGAAGTATATGACATACATCACAGAAAAGTATAAAAGATTGGATGAAGTTTCTATTACAACTTGGGAGCTTCGCTCTCTTGTAGATGCAAAAGAACTTAGTCAAAAATTAATAGATGAGTTGCTTGATTCATATGTAATGTATTTGAGACTGCAAGTACAGTATAAACCAGAAGCTGAACTTAGTAATGCATAATATAAAGGAGGAATACCTCGATGTCTGACCAGAGTGCAATCCAACACAGATATCTAGATCCATTTGAAAAATTAACATCGGATACTACTAACAGGATTCTGATGGCTGTCTACCCAGACGGCAAAGGTTTGAAGACGGGACTAGAACTTTCAATTAACGGAACTGACCCTAGAGTAGTTGATGTTACACAAGGTGTAGCAATTAAGGACTTTGTAGTTATCAACTACTTTGCGGACTTTACTATTACGTTCGATGAAGCAGTAGTACCTGATGATTACTATGTAGTTGTTCTGGAGTATAGATATCAGAAGATGTCTCCTCCTCCAATAGCAATTGTTAAAATCATTGAAGCAGCTGATTACTCTCCTTTATTTCATATTGTATTAGGAGTACTTCATGTAGCTGGTAACCAGATTGTAGGAATTACCAACCAGCATCCAACTATTCCTGAAATAGTAAGACCTGCTGCCGCATTAAGTGATCATAATTCACTTCCAAACCTTCAGGGTGGCCTTGCAGTAAGTGAATACTATCATTTGACACAAGCTGAGTATGCAATAGTTCATCAATTGTTTTTAGATGGACAGTTAGATCATAACGAACTAACAGGCATTCAAGGTGGTGCTCCTGGTTCAGGTGGAAGTCCTGGAGAAAGATATCATCTAACATTATGGGAACATGATCATGTACAGCAAGCTCTTGCAGGAACTTGGAAGGTTCCTTTTGCTGACAAGCTAGATGATCATCCTGCTGCAGATTTTTCTTTAGTAACACATACTCATATACATAATAGTTTGTCAGATTTACAAGGCGGTAATGGTACAGATGAGTTTTATCACTTTACAGTTGACGAACATTCCGATCTTCAGGGTGTACTTGATGGAACCTTTGCAATAGACGATTCCTTACGACTTGGTGGAAAGCTTCCTAGTGAGTATGCAGATGCTATTCATAACCATGTGCATAATACATTGGACAATCTGCAGGGAGGGAATGGTACGGATGAGTTCTACCACTTCACTGCCTCAGAGCATGTTAATATCCTTGGGGTCCTTTCAGGCTCTTATAAAGCGTCTGATGCTGACTTACTTGATGGATTAGATTCTAGTGCATTTGCATTAGCTGTTCATACACATGTGCATAATGATCAGGTTGATTTACAAGGCGGCATATCTACTGAAAGATATCATTTAACATTAGCAAGCTATAATAATTTGCAAGGATTGATTGCAGGAACTATCTCAGTTCCTAATGCAGACAAACTTGACGGCTATGACTCAACAGATTTTGCAACAGCAACTCATACACATACTCACAATAGTCTTTCCAACCTTCAAGGTGGTAATACTACTGAACGTTATCACGTGTATAGTAATTGGTACAATGCTATGCAGAATGCGACAACACCTTCAAGTACAAATCCATTTATGACTATAAATGATTTGTCAGCTATCCAGCATAATGCTATTGGTGGTCTACAAGGTGGAACAACTAATCAGTATTATCATTTCACACAGGCACAGCATACTGGCTTAACTGGCGGTGGAGATGCTTCTGCTTATCATAATCACAATACATGTTATTACACTAAAGCAGTAGCTGACAGCAGATACTTAAGAGTAGATGGTTTTAATCCGATGCAAGGAAACCTTAACATGGGTAACAATCGCGTGCAGTATGTTGCTACTCCTGTAAGTTCTACTGACGGTGTAAACAAAGCGTATGTTGATGGTTGGACTCCTTCAGCGATTTGTCATAATGAATTGACTAACATTCAGGGCGGTACATCAACAGAAAGATACCATATTAGATTAAATCAATATAATATGCTCACAAACTCTAATGGAACTGTTGACGATGCTTCAACAATGCATCATCACGATAGTTGTTATTATACTAAGACAACTTCTGATGGAAGGTATCTCTTTGCAGCCGGTGGCTCAATGACAGGAACTCTAAATGCAAATAATAACAGAATTTGCGGACTTCCTTCATCACCTCTTACTGCAACAGAAGCTGTTTCTAAAGCATGGGTTGATTCCTTAGCAGGTGTTCCAACAGGAGCTGTTGTAGGTAAACAAACTAACGACGGCTTAACAGGTTTCGCAGCATTAAACATTCAAGACAGTGCCGGAATGTGGTTGTACCAGAAATCATAGGAGTAAGATAGATGCCATCCCAAGACCTAATCCAAAGAAGGTCTTTAGACTACAAACAGCGAGTTATATCAGATACAGTAAACTTAAAGTTTGCAGCATTAACAGTCTGGCCTGACAATGTTGTAATAGATGGTTTTGAACCAATTAAACTATCCAATACTAAGCTGAAAATTACTCCTGGTTATGGTTTAAAGGACCGTGTACTCATAACGTACATAGACAAGGTAGAAATAGATACTACCTTGCTTGCTGACGCAGATTACTGCGTGGTAATGCATTACGAACGGGATTTGGTAGAGCCGCCAAACGCTGCTGAAATAAAAACAATTACTTTAGCTGAATATCAAGCTAATAGCACTAAGTATGTGTTCTTAGCATATCTTGAAGTAGTTAATGGTTTAATTGTTACTTTGCTAGATCATCATCCTACCATCAGTACCATCAGAGTTCCTAGATGGGGACACTCAGAACTATCAGGTCTCCAAGGTGGTAAGGTAACATAAAATGAATACTATCATTTATCTGAGGCTGAGCATACAGCCTTATCCTCTTTAGTTGTTTCTTCTACTTTAGATCACAATGCTGACCTTTCTAACATTCAAGGTGGAGACGTTGATGAATATTATCATTTTCTAGCAGATGAAGGGCTAGGCATCAGTGCTATTTTGTCAGACGATCAAGTTGCTTGGCATGCTAATTTTATCTATACAGATTTAGGCGGTTTTGTAAACGCTGACAAATTAGGGACATTATCTTCAACAGATTTAGCATTAGCTGTTCATACACATGAGCATAAAAGCCTTTCAGATCTACAAGGCGGTGTTGCGGATGAGTATTACCATTTTGATCAAACAGAACATGCAGGCTTACAAACTATACTGACATCCTCTGTTGTAGAAAATACTGAAAAGCTTGGAGGAAGATTAGCTAGTGATTTCGCATTAGCAATACACAATCATCAACACTATAATTTATTAAATGTTCAAGGCGGTGCTGCTTTTCAGCAATTCCATCTTTCATTGAATGATAGAAATAGTATAAATGCTATTGCTAATGAAACTGTGCCTTTTCCTAATGTAGACAAGCTAGACGGAAAGGACTCAACTGGTTTTGCATTAGCAGAACATGTGCATAGCCATACTACTTCTTTTACAGGAAAGCAAGGTGGGACAACTAATCAGTATTATCATGTTAAGGCATCTTCTATCTCTTTCATAGCGAATGTTATTTCAGGAGCGCAGAAGATTCCTAACGCTGATCTTATAAATGGTAAGACAGCGGCAGATTTCGCCTTCTCAGGCCATACACATAATCATGGCAATATTAATAATACGCAAGGTGGCGTGTCTGGACAGAAATATCACCTTACTAAAAACTTTTATGATTCGTTAAGTGCTTCCAACAGTCCGAGTGCAACTAATGTTTTATTAACTAAATCTTTTGTTAACTCAAACAACCTTCAGCATACTAATTTATTAGTGCAAGGTGGTCAGTATCATTTAACTAGTTCACAAGTAAATCTGTTAACTGGTGCTTTTGATGCTAGCTCGTTACACGTTCATGGAAGTAGCTATTATACAAAAACTTTATCTGAAGGCAAGTATGTTAATGTTACAGGAGATTCTATCCCTGTTAATAGTTTAAGTATTGGTAATCATAAGATTACTAATTTAGCTATTCCTGTTAGTTCGAGTGATATAGCTTCAAAAAGTTACGCGGATACTAAACTTGCTGGATCTTTAAATCATAATCAGATAGCAGGTCTTCAGGGCGGTTCCTTTAATGATTACTATCACATAAAAAGTTCATCACTTACTAATTTAACAACAAGTATTGATGGATCGCTTGAACATTTGCATGCTAGTAGATACTATAAGAAGTCAGTTGCTGATACTACTTTTATAGATGTCGCTGGTGATACTATAACATCCAATCTTAATATGAATGGGAACAGAATTAATGTTGCTCCATTAGCAACAGATCCTACTGACATAGTTACTAAAAGCTATGTTGAGGCAGCAGGAGTAATAATTCCTACTGGCACATTGCTAAGACATACATCTAACAATGCTACTGCTATGACTAGTAGTGGTTATGTACAAGTTAATAAAACAATATCTTTCCCTTCTCTAATAGCAGCAGGTTCTGCTGATACTCTTCACAGGCATGTGTATCCTGTAGGTTTTAGCCAGAAAGGCGAGGCTGCAAGATTAAATAGTTATACTGTTGCTAATAACAGTGCTGACTCTCATGTATTTATTGTAGTAAAAGAAGACGTCCTTGCCCCGTACGGAGGAATGTTATATCAAGTTTGGTATTGTTATGATGCTAACGTAGCAACAAATTCAGTATCACTTGTGCAGACATTTACAAGTGAGCCTGTTTTCCCCGGACCTGTAAATCCTCCTCCACCTGACCCTAGTTACCCAGTTCCTGCTTTCTTAACATTTGTAAAGATAGCTGGAAAGTATTATTCTGTATTTGCAAATAGTTTACAAGAAAGCACTGACTTGTTATCATGGACAGTAAAAGCAAGTGTAGGTAACTCGTCAGCGAAGTTAGCATATAACGCTGTAGACAATACTATCGGCATTATCACAGCGGCAGGGCAATTTACTCGATATGATATTAGTGCAGGTACAAAGCTCGGTCCTATAAACATGGGACTAGCTGGAACATCTATTGCAAACTTTGATATATTCCCTGCTTTAAGTAATACAGGAAACATTGTAGGATTTTATGTCTATAAAAAGACAACAGGAGAAATGATATTTATTAACATACTTAAAACAGGCGCAGCCTTACAGTATAAAAAGGTTTCCTTAGGCGTCACCCCTTCGGCAGGTAATCGTGACTTTACAATGCTTAACGGAAGTGCAGGACATTTCCATATGATGGGCTATCCAACTACAGGAGGGCTTAATACTATATTAGCTCCTTGCGTTTATACTCCTGGTTATAGTTATGTTACAACATCTGTTGCCATTTCTAATTATGCATCCGCTGGTGTTTCTCAACATTACAGTGGTGGCTCTGCCTACGCTGTAGAAGTTGAACAAGTTGTAGGGCCTACTGATTACTTTACTTGGATAAAAGTACAAACAACAAAGTTTTCAGGTTCAAGCAATTATTCAGTTCCTGCGGTGTCAATGTCTGTTAGAGCAGATACATCAGTTGTTAATGATAGAATGTTACTTGAGCAATCTAATTTTTATTATAAGAAGTTGTGAGGGAGGATACACTAAATGAGCGTCGACCAAAGATTAATACAAGTACGTTCAGTTGATCCACTCCAGGAGATTACATCCGATGGAGTGAACAATAAACTAAAAGCTATAGTGTCTGAGAACAAAGGTGTCTTCAGTGGCTTTGAGTTTATTCAACTGACACCTACTACTTTCAAAGTAAACCCTGGTATATGTTTGAAAGACTATGTAACTATTAAATATGATGAAGCGGTTACCTTAGAAATTACCTCCCTTGGTGATGGCTTTCATCACATTGTATTAGAATATGTTTATGAAAAAACTATCCCTTTATATATAGCAGAGATTAAAATAGTAACCCCAGCAGAGTATACTGCTGAGCCTGCTAAGTATTTATATTTAGGAACTTTACAGATTGATCTAGCAGCAATTGTTTATTTATCACAAGTATATCCAGCAGACCCTTCTTTATTTAGAAGAGTACTTTTAACACACAACTCTTATGAAGACTTACAAGGTGGTCAGAAAACTACGGATGAATTTTATCATTTATCTGAAGCAGAACATACAGCCGTTGGTTCTATGGTTGTTCCTACAGGAATGCCTCATAATGGTCTTGGTCACCTTGAAGGTGGTAATGGCACAGATGAATTTTACCACTTTATAGCAAATGAATGGTCAGGTATTGTAGCTGTAATGAATGACGACCAAGCAGCTTGGCATCTTAACCCTCTATACATTGGAGGCAGTTTTGTAAATGCCGATAAGCTAGGAACTAAAGATGCAACAGATTTAGCATTAGCTGTTCATACTCATGTGCATAATGACTTAAATACTATTCAAGGTGGAGTAGCAACAGAAAGATATCATGTTGACGAACAAGAACATATTGACTTGTCTGCTATACTAGCTACACACACTGTGGAGAACACAAGTAAGCTAGGAGGAAGGCTGGACAGTGACTTTGCTTTAGCAACTCATGTTCATGATCATTCTGGTGTAGAGATTTTAAGTCAGCAAGGCGGACAAGCAAATGAATACTATCATTTATCTGATAGTCAGTTAGTAACCATATGGGACATAGTACAGGAAACTGAGAAGTTTCCTAATGCTGACAAGCTTAACGGCCACGATTCATCATACTTTGCTTTAGTAGGTCATGTACATAGTCATAACGATGAATGGACAAACCTACAAGGTGGACAAGCAAATGAATACTATCATCTAAGTGCAGCTAACTTAACATTCCTTCAAGAAGTTATCAGTGGAGCCACGAAGGCTCCGAATGCTAATCTACTTGGTGGTTATGATAGTTCTCATTTTGCTCAAGCTAATCATACACATAACCACAGTAACCTGTTAACTATTCAGGGAGGCATTTCGGGCCAACAGTATCACTTAGACGCAGACTTTTATGATGCTTTAACTAATGCAGCTACCCCGACGGGAACAAACTATTTATTAACAGGTAGTGACTTTTCTGTAGGAGTCCTTGATCATAATGACTTAACTACTATTCAAGGCGGAAGCTCAACTTATAGAATGCATTTAACACAAGCTCAACATGGAAGTTTGTCTACAGGTATAACAACGACATTGCATGCACATTCGGCTTATTACAGGAGATCAGAGTCAGATGCTAACTATGTAAACAGAACAGGAGATACTTTAGCAGCGCTTAATCTCGCTAATCATAGTATTATTGGATTAGCTGCTCCATCTGTTTCTACAGACTTAGCAAACAAACAATATGCTGATAGTCATTTAGCATCAGCTTTTGATCATAATGCTGTTCAAGACATCCAAGGCGGCATCCCGACTGAAAAATATCACTTTACCTTACAGCAATTTAATGAACTGACTGGAGTCGCTGTAGTAAGTCAACATGAGCACGATGGAAGATATTACACACAATCATTAAGTGACACTGCTTTTATAAACAGGAATGGTGATATGTTAACTGGAACTGTTAACATGAGTAACAATAGAGTTACAACTGTTCCTTATGCATCTGTTGCTACAGACATAGCAAGTAAGCAGTATGTAGAAGATAATGCGGGCATACTTCCAACAGCGAGTGTATTAAAACATTATAGCAGAAATGCTTCTCCTATGACAGGTAAAAGTTTTGCACATATAAATAAAGCTGATAACTTCTTTGATAACTTTACTGCAATAGCAACTAAAGCATTTCCTACAACTCCTCCGTGGACTCCAACATCAGTGCAACTAAGCTTTACTTTTTCACAGTATGACGCTTTTTCTGATTCAACTATTGTTATGGGGTCAGCATTGTCCACTGGACAAGGTTTTGCTTCTTTTGTTCAAAAGATTTCATCGTCCCATACAGTAACAGATATCGCAACTGTTAACTATTGGTTATTCTGTTCACCTATTGTTAGACATCCTGCAAACGGAAAGTATTATGTTTTATCTATGGATGATGGCTCAGGCGGTATTACGCCTTCTGACAATAATGTTAAACTATTATCATCTACTGATTTAATTAGTTGGAGTGCGGCTGATAGCAATGTATTTACTGGCAACATGACATCCAGCCCACTGTTCGGTTATCTATTAGCAGAAGGCAATTATATCTATGCTTTAATTTTCACCGGAGGAGGAACTCCGGGCAATTCAGTAAGATTCTATAGCTGGGATGTAACTTCCGGTCATGCAAGAACATTATACTTTACACGTTCAGTAGGTGCTGTTACTAAGTTTGATGGATTGTTTAATTTCAACAATGCAGGCTTTATGACTACTATTAACAATAAAGTAAGCGTATTCGATACAGCAGGTACTTGGGTTGATATAACAGCTTCTAGTCCTGCGCAAGTTGCTGCTGTTAATAGTAATACACTAGTAACAAATGATTGGTCAGGTTCATCTATACAGTTAGGCGCTTACAACGGTGAATCAACTCCTAACGGTATAACACATATCTTATATTCATCAGTAAATGCAATAAACGTTTCTCAGAATATGAGAACAGCTTCATTAGCAACAAGAAGTAATGCTACATACTTTGTGGGGAGACCTAATACAGGTATGGGTGCTTTAGACTTATATAAGATTTATAGAACCACTACTACACATGCTTTCAAGAGTCCTTTGATGACTAATAATAACTACGCAAGCAATACTCTCGCTCAAAAATTCAATAATCAATACTACTATAAGAGGTCATAGTATGATAAGGAGTGAGTATGCAACAAGACACAACACAAGTAAAGGTAGACGACCATGAACTCGAACGCCCGCCCTCTCTTGACTCAGTATTGGAACTGCTTGAATGGATCATGCGACCCGACGAAAAAGAAAAAGGGGAGTGACATGGTCATAGCAAAAGATGATAAGGATCTCAATTACGGTTTGAACTATACAACCGATGAACATTTACTTGCATTTCACGATAATGAACTATTAAAGAAGAAGGAGCCTAAAGATGAGCTTTAAGCATGAATTGAGTGCTATACTAGTAGAAGCACTTGAGGTTACTGATAAGGTTGCACTAACAGACAAAGACGTACCTAGTCTAACAGTACCTAAACTAATAGCATTTATTAGGCGGACTGGTAAGAAAAGTGAAACCTTAGCTGCATTAAATAGTATTAAGAGTCGTTTGGAAAAAGAGAACCCTCGCGTATCAAAAAAAGCTGCAGAATTAGTTGAAGCTTTGAAAAAAGATTCCGCTTGGGCAACCTTGAAACAGAAGTAAGGAGTTACATTGTTTAAGTCTAAAGAGGAAGCGCTGCTTGCAGCGAAGAAAACAATAGCTTGGTTAGATTCTGATGAAGGCAAACAAGCTATGCAAGATGCTATTAAGAAAGGAACACCTTTTTCTGACAAGATAGCGCGGGCTCGAAGAATTGATCCTGCACTGCTTAGAATACCATTGTGCCCTTTTCGGTGATTTATTGTAAGTTTGTTTAAACACAACAATCGATAGATACTTAACTTTCTTCAGGAGGAATACTTAATCATGACGACTGTAAATCAAATCACTACCTACAAACACAAGTTACTTTACCAAGTTAGTAAGAAGGTCGCTACTCATTTAAATGAGGTAAACTGGCAGGGACAAACCGAAAGATTGTATCATACGTTGGTAATCATGTTAGAACAAATGATTGATAGACTTGCAGTTTCACGAATGAGAGTTGCTGTATGGAATGTGTTAGGTACTGAAAAAATTTCATGTGAGTACGAACTAGGTGCTTGTTTAAATGAACTATGTTACAATTCTGTTTCATCTTCATCTTACTTAATAGACATAATTGTTTCTTACATAGTTGAAAAGAAGAAAGAAGATCCAGCAGAATTTTTTAGAAAATGTGTTGTAGAGTTCACAGCTATTTGGTTGGATGAACGAGGTGAACATATTGGGCATGACGATCCCATTACCGAAACAGATATTTATTCTCTGTTATTACATGAGCCTGAAACACGAAAGTTAGTTCAAGCTATGCTTATAACTAGAGGAATTTTAAAACCTTCAGCAGAACCAGTTGAAGATGTTAAAGGCAATCAGCCTGAACAATTAGAATTATTTGATCAAGGAGCTTAAACAATGTCCGACAGCAAAAGTAGAACTAACTTAATGATAGATGCAAGACACTACTTCACTGCTGTATGGAAGTCAGAGCAACTTGCAAATAATATTCCTTGCTTTGAGAATGTTTTAGAGAAAGCAACTGATCTTGCAATGTTATCTGCTGCTTATGAACTAAATGAAGCATTAGCAGAAGAGTTAGCTGCTCGTGCATTAACAGAGCAGACTATGAATGTAGAATGGATTCAGCAAAAACTTACCTCTCTTGGTAAGCAGAACGATAAAATCATTTACTTGATTAAGAAGGTGTTAAGAGCATAACTAGCTACCGCTTTTCAAAGATAAACGAATATATCTGAAGGATTAGAAAAGCACATGCAGTATGCTGAACAGGATAGAAGGAGGTTTCTATATCATGAGTAATAACATCAAAACCCTACTGGAACAAATTGAAGCCAAATACAATGGCCCAATCGAACCACTTATTCGCGCAAAAGCTAATCTTAATGCGGGAGTAGACTATAGCACACTAGGTAAAAGACTTCAGGGTTTCATTTCGCAGAAACTTTATGAGTCTCTTAGCTCAGGCAGTGTAGTTGACGTTGACGGATTGTGTGAAAACATTATCGGTATTATCCGTGAAGAAATGGATGAACGTGAACTAGTAAAACATGAAAAAGGTGACAAAGACGAAGAAGAGGAAGTGCAAAAAGAAGCCACAGACTCTGACAATGATAACGAAGCAGAGTTTCGACAGGATGATGATGCTGTAACTGAATCTCTAGAAGAGCAGGTTAACGCAATCCTTGAAGAACTGGAAGGCGAAGAAGAAAAAGAAAAAGATGGATCTCTTGAAGAAGAGATTAATCAGATCTTTGAAGATCTTGAGGATGAAGGCGAAGGAAGCGACGAAGCTGATGAACAGGAAGAGCCTGAATGTATTCCTAACCCAAAGTTTAAAGCAAAAGAAGCTCCAGCCGAAGAAGTTCCAGCCGAAGAAGAAAAGAAAGATGACGAAGATCTTTCTTTAGAAGATCAGATCAACACAATGCTTGATGAACTTCTAATAGAAGGTGAAGGTGAAGGCGAAGAAGAAGAAGAGAAAGATGAACCCGCTATGGATGAACTTGAAGACGAAGAAATTGAAAAAGAAATTTCTGAAATCCTCGAAGCTCTTGATAAAGACGACGACGAAGAGAAAAAACCTGAAACAGTAGAGGAATCTCTTTCTGAACTCGTTTCCAGTATCCTTGAAGAACTTGAAGATGACAAAGACAACGCTGAAGACATCGTCAATGAAATGAAAGAAGGTGCTGAAGAAGAAGAATCAGTAGAAGACATCGAGAAGAAAGTTGAAAGTGTTCTCGAAAGTCGTGGAATCAATATCGGATCCAATAAAGTTAAAGCTCTTACAGAAGCTCTTGTGAATTCAATTCTCAAGGATCTGTAATCTCAAATTTTAACTACGTTTACAGTATGGCGGAGTGTTTAGTCGCTCCGCCATATTTTTTTGCCAATTTCCTAAGGAGGAATACAAATGAAGAAGATTAAGATACTAACCGCAGGAAGGATTAAGCTTCCCTACTTTGGTACTTTCCAAGAAATGCGCTTACCTGCAACTATCCCCTATTCATCAGCAGCTGAAATGATTTGCAGGTCACACAAACTCAAGTTTGAAATTATCGATGAAGTAGAAGCTAGTGTTCCTAAAGTTGATCCTATTAAGGAAGAAGCCCCTAAAGTAGAAGAAGTACTTCCTGAGTTAAAGGATGAACTAGTCAAAGAACTAGAAAAAGAAGGAGTGATAGCAGAAGAAGTAGTTGCTGGCCAGGAACTTCCGGATCCTAACGAACTTGCTAAACAAGAAGAAGCGAAGAAGTTAGTTGCGGAAGAGAAAGCCAAAAAGAAAGCTAAAGAACAGAAAGAAAAAGAAAAGAAAGCTAAAGAGCAAAAAGCTAAGAAATAATCACGCAAGTTTACAGCCTCAGGAGGGTTACTTTAATGACAACGAATCTTTACAAGCTAGTGATGATTTTAAAAGGTGGTAGAGCTGTCGTGATAACCACATCTTCAAGCAGAGAAGACCTTTTGGTACAATTTGAAATTGTGTTAGAAAGGATAAAAGACAAAGCAAAATTTATCCACTTAAACAGTGGAGACGACGATGCTTTAATATGTGTTGATGAGATTGCTACTATAATGATTAGTGATTCTCAGAATTCATATTCTATGTCTCAAAATAACGATCATAAAAGAAGGAGTAATAGCTAATGTATTCCTTTCTTTATTTCCTAGGAGGCTTTGTTACATGTTTGGTGTTAGCAATAGCATACAATCATAGAGCTAATAAAGCACCCAAGATCAACAATCATTTAAACGAGTTCAAGACAGCTCTTGCTCTAATACAATTTTTCTGTGAAAGAGCTTATGAGTTATTTTATCGTTTAAAGATACAACCTACAAACATTATAAAAGAACCTTTATCTAATGTAGAGTATGCTGCATTAAGAAAAGACTTTTATAAGTTTACGTTGGAACAGATGGGTGACGAGCTTGCTAAGGTAGGAAGTTTCTATTTTGGCGGCACAATTCCACTTATCCGTTATATTTCTAATTACTTTGAGGATAAGTTGATGGAAACTAGATCAACAGCTTCATTGGATTTGTTTAACACATCCACCAGACAAGGAAAGCAGCGTTTAGCTGATCTTGCTAAGCAATATGTTGAAGTTCGGCCTGACCGGGCTGAAGGGAAGTAATCAATGGGATTTGATACACAATTAAAAAACTTAAAAGATACTTTATTCGGAGCTTCAGTTGTTTCAGTTGATGATGCTATAGAGCAGGTAACTAAGGAGATCATCACTAAACAAAAGTTTAAGACTACTACCATTGTTGAGCTTCTTAGAAATTTAACAAAGTTAGAAGGCAAAGAGGAAACCGATCAGCCTGGAACTTCTTTTGTTGAAATGCTTAAGAAAGGTGTCTCAAGAAAGAAGTTTGCTCCAGAGACAGATAGGTCAGAAAGATATAGACAAATTGATTATATCTATGATAACAATCCTCAGGTTGCGCAGGCTCTTAAAGTGTTTGTGGATAACTGCTTGTCTCCTGACGTGTTTACTAAAAACACTTTAGACGTAATTTGTACATTACTTCAGTCAGAGGATACATCAGAATTTGAACAAGCTAAACGATATATGCTTTCTATTCAGAAACATTATAAGATGGAAGAGCATGTAACGGAGATAACAGCCTTGTTCTTAAAGTATGGTGATGTGTTTGTAGAAGTTATTAATCCTAAAGAAGAATTAATGTACTACGGTGTACTGCAAGAAAAAGCAGCATCCGCTGATGACCATGTTAGACATTATTCTTTAGCCGGTCCGCCTTTACATGAATTCACACAATCGTCTACTACACTACTAGAACAAAATATGCCTAAGATAACGGGCGGTGATGTTCTTATGGAAGCAGACACTAGTGAAAGAAGTGCTGGCGAAGGAACTGGTAAAAAAGATACATCTGGTTTAAACACTGATGGAAAAGAAAAAGACGTTAAGAAAAGTAAATGGGAACTTAACGATCTTAGGATTAAAGTACACAACCCCAACAACGTTATAGTGTTGCAGGAACAAGGTATTATCTTAGGCTACTTAGTTTTAGAAGCTAAGGACACCGGAGCAAGTTTTGCTGGTGGTGGAATGTCTGGTGGTGTAAGTGAAACAGGGGCTGTAATAGATGAAATAGTTAGAAACATTCTTCAAAAAGCAGGAGACCTTTTACAGCGTCCCGGATTAAAGAATGATTCTGAAGCTATTAACATACTATACAATTTATTAAAAAGAGAGAAGTTAAAGTTAGGTGAGATGGTAACTAGGTTAGTTATGCCTAACCGCTTACAGCACTTCAAACTTCTTCCTTCTAAGTTTGACCCTTATGGAGAGTCTATATTCTATCCTGTGCTGTTTACAGCAAAACTTCTCACTACATTAAGAGGAGCCTTAGTTATTTATAGACTTTCAAGAGCGCCGGAAAGGCGCGTGTTCAATATTGAGACAGGTCTATCGAGAGATGCTGCTGCTATAATTGAACAGGTTAAGAATGAAATGGATAGACGAGAAGTTACTATCGACGATTTAGGATCGATAGATACAATCTCTTCTATGACATCTACCTTTGAATCTATTTACTTGCCTATGACTAATGGTAAGAAGTTCATAGAACTTGAAACTATGCAAGGTGGACAACTTGCTGACAAAGTAGAAGATATTAACTTTGTACTAAAAGAAGTCCTTTCAGGATTAGGAATCCCGCCAGCACTATTAGGATACGAGGCAGACATTGAAAGCAAATCGACTTTATCGCAACAAAATATTAAGTTTGCGAGAAGCATTATTCAGATACAAAAACTACTATCGCAGTACTTCACTAATCTATACTTGATGACTGTTGAGATAACAGAACCAGAAATGATCAATCTAGTTACTATGACAACTGCCGTAGCTCTAAAACCTCCTAGAAGTTTAATGCTTGCAGGCTTAACAGAAATGGCTGAAGAATTAGACAAGCTTGTTGATACTTTTAAGAAGCTTGAATATCCTGTTGAAAGGATTATTAGTTATTACTTCGGTGATATTATGGAGCCTGAGATACTTGAACAGTATAGAGTGCAAGCTAGAGCTGAAAAGCAGATACTAGCTGCTGGAGACGAAGAAGATGAAGGCGGCGAAGGTGGAGGCTTTTGATGAATGACGCTTTCAACAAGTTCTTAACCTTACTTGAACAAGCGGAGGATAGTTATCCTTTCTTAGACGATGTAACTGCGCCAGAGCCGCTAACAGAAGCTCCTAAAGCTGAAGAAAAGAAAAGTAAGGAAAAAAAGAAGAAAGAAGCTCCTGATCCTTTTGCAGCAGGAGACGAAAAGAAAGAAGACGCACCTGCCGGGGATGAAAAGAAAGAAGATGCTCCTGCAGATGACAAGGATCCTTTTGGTGGCGGAGATGCAGCCGAAGGTGGTGAAGAAAAAAGTGATGAAGATGTATTCAAGAGTTGGATAATCATTCAGACTACCATTAAAGCTTTAAAGAACTACCTTGTATTACTTGATCTATTACTTAGACGCGACTTTGAAAAGAAGTTCTTTGAATTTCAGAAGAAGGTTGCTTCTTTTGATGATACTTTACAGATTCTAGTAAAGTATTGGAAGAACATCAAAGAACGCGATAAAATTATTAAACTTGTGCAGCATACGTCTATTGCACTGAAGAAAGATTTCATTAATCTCTTAAAGGAAGCTAAACATGATGAACAACACAAATCGTAACGGTCTTTACATACTATCAGAAGAACCTTTGTTTGAGTCAGAGATTGTCATTGACAAGAGCAGAGCTGACAACACAGTAATAGCGAGAGCAGTTATGCAGATTACTGATGTTATGAATGCTAACCGCAGAATTTACCCTAGAGAGCTTTTAGAAAGGCATCTTGAATTAGCACAACCTATGATTGCTAAAAGAAGATTATTCGGAGAAGCAGATCATCCACCAGCAGATGCACCTATGCATAGAATACTTTCAATTCGCTTTAAAGACAGTTGTCACTGCTTTAATAAAATGTGGATTGATCAAGAAAGAGGTAGAGGTGTTGTAAGAGCTATAATCGAAACTACTCCTACTACTTGGGGTTACACTTTAGCCGCAATGTTAAGAAAAGGAATGGGTGTAGGCTTTTCTCTAAGATCAACAGGTCGCGTACAGATGAGAGGGGATGTTGCTTATGTGGCTGAGCCTTTCAAATTCGTGACGTATGACGCTGTTATTAATCCTTCCAATGAAGCCGCTTTCGTAGAAGAAATACTAACAGAAGCAAGCAATTGTGTAAAAGAAAGATATTTAACAGAAGGCAAAGAATTAACGTCTTTAATTGAGTCTTATATTGAAGCTGAAGTTAGAGATTGTGCATCCAGAATGCTTAGGTTCCTGTAAGAGGATAATATGCTTATTAATTTTAAAGCCTTAGAACAAACTTTACGTCCTATTGTTAAAAGACCTAATGTATTTAAGGTAGCTATCGTTATTGATAAGCTATCAGGTCAAGGTGGAGATGTTAGAGTTTCTACATACGATGATAAAGACAACAGAGTAAGTTTTTGGCGACAGGATGCTGCAACTCCAGCTAAACGCGGAGAAGTTAAAGTTATTAATGAAACAGTTGCCTCTATGAAGAACAAACTCGTCATTAATTTTCTTGGCTTAGAGCGCATATTAGCACATCTTTCTAGACGAAGTGCTGCACTAGAACGCATTCTTATTTTGTTTGACTTGATAAATGGTGTAGCTAAGATTAATGTTTATCGTGGTAATAAAGAAATTCAATCTTGGGCAGAAAAAGCAAGTCATAATTCGAAGGTTATCAAACTCAGGTAAATGGATTTAGTACTAGAACCAGGAGACTGATTCTTAGTTCTTTTTACTTTAAAATTTCTAATACGTTTATAGTACAGTTCTATAAACACACTAATTGAAGAGATGGAGGAATACTTAATGCACGTTGAAGGGATTCTCACACAAGAGACAGATATTGTCTTGAAAAGAGACACTGTAGACAAACTAACTGAAAAGCTAGTGAAAGACACTAATAAAGACATTTACAACAGACTTAGAATTGTAAGAGCGTGTACAACTAGAGTCTCAAATGATACTATTAAAGTTAAAGAAGAAATTTCAATTTTAGAAGACAAAATTGAATTAAATGAAACGGAAATTCAGAAGTTACTTCTTGTAATAGCTTCGGCTATAGAACAGGAGGCTGCAAATGAGTAAGCCGTTAACCATAACACCAATCGGAGAGAGAAGTCTCTTTGATGAAGTGTTGAACGAGCAACTAACACAGCTCGTGCTTCAAGAAGTTTCTCAAGACGCGAAGGAAAAGAAAGAGCGAATTAATAAAATTGAGAACTTACTCTTGAAACACAGAGCCGTTTTGAAAAAGCTACGCAGTAAACGTGAATCACTTTTAGTTGAGTTCGACCGCCAAGAGCGAAGGAAGAAGGAATTACGCGATCTCATCCAAAAGATTCAAACAGTTAAGTTAGTTGTACCAGCTGATGTAAAAGCTGAAGTAAGACAAATCTTTAATTAGAAACAAGTTAAAAACTATCGGAGGAACACTTTTATGAGACAGATTCTTTTAGAGACCAAACAACGCCTAGAAGCTAATCATGGCGTGAACATGGTTACAGAAATGCAGCGTATCCTCGCTGAACCAGTACTTTTTGAGGAATATATTGACGGCTTGTCACAGGGCATGAATGATGCCGATGCTGAGCAGTTTAAAGTTCTTGCAGAGAATACTGGTGCTAACCTGATGGAAAACTCCATCTTCGGTTATAATCCTTATGCAGTTTTGGTTATGCCTCTTCTTAGGAAGTTCTGGCCACGCCTTTCTGTTAAGGAAGCTGTAACTGTATCCCCAATGAGCAGCCCAAGCGTTGTTCGTTATTTCATTAAGCCTATGGCTAAAACCTATCTGGGAACAGAAGTCGAACTTCCAGATTTCAACAACAACGTATCACTCGGACCACAAGTTCCTGTGACTCCAGCTGTTGTCGTTCCTTCCCAGACTGATCTTCTGAATCTTCTTGGATTGACTTCCGCAATGGGTTCAATCTCTAGAACTCTCAGAGTAACTGCAGTATCCGATGGAACTAACACTGAACCATGCAGCATCGAGACAGACATCGATGGTAACTTCTCTTCAGCTGTTACTTTCCAGGCTACTTCAGTAACAGACGTCATCCAGGGTCATGTTGATTTTAAGAATGGTATAATCAGCCTTAGCTCAGTTGGTGGAGTCATCACTGGCGCTACTCTGTATGCTATCGTCTCTCTGGAACAGAATACTATTAATACAAACATCGAATTCAGAACTGAAAAGATTTTGTTCGAAGCTCTGACACGAAAGCTTAGTGCTCGTTGGTCAGTTGAGTTTGAACAGGATACTAAAGCTCTGTTCAATCTCGATGCACAGGCCGAGCTTATCAGCATCATGAGCAATCAGATTGCTGTTGAAATCGACAAAGAAATCATCACCGAACTTCTGACTACAGTACAATTCCTGCACAACACAGCTATCGATACTTTTGATAAGACTGTTCCTGCTGGTTTTGCTTTAGGTCCGAAGGCTTGGTACGAAAACATTCTTGTTAAGATGAATGCTCTTAGCCAGACTGTATACAAAGATACAAACATCGCACCTGCGAACATTATTCTTTGTAACCCAAGCGAAGCTGCTATCCTTGAAACAACTAACAGGTATGTATATGTAAGTGATGGCTTCTCCGGAAGCGAGCACACATATCGCGTAGGCACACTGGAATCAGGTAAGTGGAGAGTTATCGTAACTCCTATCGTTCCTGAAGGCAAAATGCTTATGCTCATCAAACCTGCAGAAGAAAGAGCAGCTGTGTATTTCTACTGCCCATACATTCCAGTAACTATTTATCCGTTCCCACTAGGAACCATGCCAAGCATGACACTTATGACTCGCTATGCGAAAGCAGCAGTGCGTCCTAAGGGTATTGCTTTGCTCAATGTTGTTGCTACATAAGAGTAGTTTCAAACGCTAAGAAATCAAGAAGGCTCAGTTTCGGCTGAGCCTTCTTTTTTTTTGCCTTTTCACTATTTTAGGGAGAACATAATTGTATGATTCAACTATATCAAATTGGTACAACACTAGCATCGCTAGGGCTGATCAGACAGGCTTTAGAGGAAGAAGGAGAACGCACTGCGCTAAAAACTCTTGACACTTTAATGGTATCTATCTATACACTCATAGGTCTAAGCCAGGCTGCTGCAAAGTCTGTTCATGAAGAAAAAATCATCCCTAAACTCCAAAAAGCTCCTATACACGCTTACTTCACTGAAAGGATACAAGACCTAACTAAGAATAAAACTATTAGTGTGCACTCAGCTCCTCATGCAATAGAGCAAAAAGGGTTACAACCTTGTTTTATAGTTCCTGGAATTAAGAATAAGATTTTTGTAGACCCAGTAGTTATGGATAGACTACATGTGCCCCCTAAGTTTACTAGATACCAAGTGCAGATAGCTTTGCTATTACATGAGTATGGTCATTTAAAACTAAACCACGATAAATACTATGAAAGTTTTAAGAAAAGAGTACTACCTAATATCTTGTTTAGTTTAGGTAAACATCTCTTAACTAGAATGGCAATCAAACGTATTGAAGAAAATGCTCATGATATGACCGATGAAGAAAAGAGCAAGTTCTTTAACTTTGTCGTTCTGTGTGCTGTTTCCTATACAATAGTTGAAATACTAGCTGTGGCTTATTTCAAGAGAGAACCTGAATATGCAGCTGATACAGAAGTTAAGGGAGCATTTAAAGATGCTTACGAAGCTTATCTTAAATCAATGGCTAAAGCTGAACAAGCACAGACTGCCCACTATGACAAGTTAATGAGGATATTTAAAACTGTGCTTAAACATATAAAAGACATATCATCTCAGAATCCTACGTTTGAACAGAGACTCAATAAAGTTGCTAAATCGGACACCCCGTAAAAACCTTAATAGATCGAGCATTTTCTGAAACACAACAATTAGAAGAACATCACCAGGAGAATTAGTAATTATGGAAAAATCATATCTAGTAGAACTGTTTGAACAGAATGTTAGTTCTGTGTGGAAAGAGCATTCTCCTGCAGAACTATACTCAGTAACAGATAGGCAAGCAGCTAAGTTTAAACGACTCACTTATGGTAGAGAAGCTGAACAAGGTAAAGTTTTCCTAGAAGCTGTAATGCTACATGGAATGCTAGCTGTTGCTGATAGACTTAAAAGCAAACTTGGTTCTAAGTTTTTTGCATCAGTTCAAGCTGACTATGGAAAACTTCTTGTGAAACTTAGAGGACATGCTTCGATGGATGAGCTAAGAACTATTGTTAAGCATCAAGGTTCCATTGCTGCTAAAGTAAGTGAAGTACTTCTTAAAAGAGGCACGCTTCAGCTAAGTGATGATAGAGTAACGATGTTTACTATAGGAGGTATTGCTAAGTTTCTTGAACAATATCTTTTACCTGCACCTACTGCTTGGAGAATTAGAGGTGGTCTTACTTCTAGGGTAGAGAAAGGCGGATCAATTCAACATCAAGCCTTAAAACTATATGTATCCTTTGCAGCACAAGCAGCACATGCTCTTGGTGAATTACTTGCACTAGTTATGTTTATTAAAAAGCATAACGTTAACAGACAGACATTAGAAAAAGATTCTGCTTATTACAATAGACTAAAAATGGAACTAACAAAAGCATATAGGTCAGCAACAATGGTACTACCTACACTTGCTAGGATGGATCCTTTGAAGCTACTGCCTAACGTTAAACCCATTACACCGCAAAGAGCGGCATAAACTACTTTAAAGGTAGTTAAGAATAGTTACTTTAATTAATTTTTTCAAGGAGGTTTACACCTATGAACGGACCCTTACCAAAGATGGATCTTCCTCAGTACGACGTTATCACCCCGCAGACTAACAAAACATTTACCCTGAGGACAATGACAGTTGCGGAAGAAATGAAGCTGAAAGGCTCATTAATCACACCAGAGCAAATTGTTTCACACGTCACAGCAGTGCTTTATGACTGTATTGTTAACAAGCCTGAAGACATCAAAGACATCAAAGACTTCATGACCAAAGTAACAACTCACGACCGGCAAGCACTATTGTTCGGCTTATTTCATGTTACTCATGGCGAAATTCAAAAGTATCCTGTTGAGAGTTGTAAAGGTTGCGGCAAGTCCTACGAGTATAACTTCCCTACTGATTCTTTATGTAAGATTACTCAGTATGAGGGCGAAGAAGATATACTTACTATGTTAGTAGAAGTTAAGCTGCCTATCTCTAAGCTATCTTGCTTTATTAAGCAGCCAACAATTAGAGATGAAATCGTTGCAGCTAAAACTGCTGTACAGATTCCACATGACAAAGAATTCTTGGATGAATTAATCTTTGTAGAGAAATTTACAAAAGGTGCTAAAGAGTTTTCTGAGATCATGGAGAAGCTTAGTTTGTTCAAAGCTCTGCCTTCTAAGGACAGGCGTGTACTTTGGCAGAAGTATACTGAACTGTTCGGACAGTATCAAGTTAAGGTTTCCGGAGAAGCTGTTTGTCCTTTCTGTAAGACCGAGATCGAGATAAATATCGATTTCATGGAAATCTTTTTTCGCATGGTTTATGAGCAGTGAGCCTAGTGACTTTCTCGAGATAGTTTATAAAAACATCGCTCAGTACCAATTCCTTTCAAAGGCGCCTTTCTCAGACATTTTTTCAATGCCCGCAAGGTATTTACCTATCGCAGTGAAAGAACTAGGCGAGAAGACGCGAGAACTATTGAAGGCACAGGCTTCAATGTTTCTTCCTATTAAGACTGATTAGAGGTAGCAAATAAAATGGCAACAAATGATTCCATTCGAGGGGCAGCTGCTCCTCCGGGTGCAGACACTGGAAGTAATGACGTAACATCGGGCGCTTCACAGCGCCCTTTTTATTCATTAGAAGTTGCATGGATAGTTAGTGAAAAAGGTGAAGCAGGTAGCACAAAGTCTATAGACATTTCACCTTTTGTCATGCGTTTAGTTATTGATAAATCAGTTCGGATACTTGCTCCTATAATAACAGTTGAGCTTAGGCCTACTGTTAGAGGTATTTTAAAATACAAAATAGGAGTAGCAGACACAGTAAAAATAAAATTATGGAAGTCAGAAGGGACAGGAAAGAAACAACTAGAGCTAACCGCTGAGATGTATCCTGCTGAATTCTCTTTCTTATATCATAGGATGAAGACTGAGAATAGTTTTGAGCATGCTGATAAGTCTCCTCTATCTCTTTTGCTGTATCCTACATTTTTTAACAAGATACTTGCTCATCCTAAAAATCAGATATTTAAAGAACCTAGGAAGCTCGATAAATCTTTCTTGGAAGAAGTAATTCAATCTGCTTTTAAGAATGCTCCAGGTAAGACTGAATTTGACATACAGATAGACGAACCAGATAACACTGTACAACTTCCTCCTAGGTTTATGGTTCATAAAACCCCATTAACTGATTACATGCGTTACTTAGTACAGCGATACGGATTATATAAGTCAGCAACGTTGTTTTATGCTGATTTTCCTGATATGAAAGAAGGTGCAGGAGATAATGCAAAACCTGTTATTAATTTAAAAGCGTTGCATAAAGATTCAGAGGAGCTTGCTTTTAGTTTGGTACTTTCAAATACTAATGAGAAATACGAACTGCAAGAGAAAGAACATTTCATTTATCTTGCAGTTAATGAAACAGATAGAAAACCTGATGCAGCCATGCAATATAAGACAGCTACTAACTATCTTATATTTACTAGAGACTTTCTTTATAAGAGAGCGAAGTTAGGGCTTGAAGGTTTGCAAAAAGAAATTAAAGATGTGTCGGAAGTAATGTCAGCTGAGCAATTCTTCGAGATTGAAGACTTCTGGAAGATCGAAAAAACTAGCATGACTAACACTATTGATAACAAGTTTTCACATATTCCTTATTACTCAGATTGTCTAACAGGGCTAAGGGTTGTTCCTTTTACTCCTGATTTCTTCTTCCCCTTTGATAAACTTAGGGTAGGCAGATTAGTTACTATTGACGTTAAAGATCCTGACTTTATACAAGCAGATGGTAAATTGATAGGTAAGTATATGATCAGAGATATCACAATTAATATAACTAGACAATCAGGTGGTCAGGATCGTTGGGACATAATTCCCACATTTAGTTTAATAAGGAGGTAGAATTTTGGCTAAGCCGTCACCACAATGGATTCAAGAAGAGTTTACAAGATGTAAAAGCTCTTTTCCTTATTTTGTTGAACACTATTGTTATGTCAATACGGGTGCCGGTTTCCAGTTAATGAATTTAGCTGCTAAGCAAAAGAAACTCTGTGATAAACTAATTGAAGACAATAACGTTTTAATACTTGGTTCAAGACAGACAGGTAAGACTACAATAATGGTTTGTTATTGTGCATGGGTAATGTTATTCTTTCCTGGAATGGACATTACATTCATATCAAGAAAAGAAGCACAGGCTAAAGAACAAATGGTTGATCTTGAAATATTGTTTGAAAGACTTCCTGATTTCTTAAGACCAACGTTGAAACCAAATGCTGCGACAGAAAAGAAAGTATTAGAAACAGGATCAAAGATTAAAATTGAATCTGTTCTCACTAATCCAGAAGGTAAAGGTCGAGGTATGAGGTCTCATATTGTTTGGATCGATGAGGCTGCATTCTTAAAAACATTAAGCCCTTTGCTTTCGGGTTTGCTGCCTACTACGGCTCAACGTTTCCAGATGGCTAAGAAACATAATCTGCCTCATGGTATAGTAATGACTACAACGCCTAATGGAACAAAAGGTGTTGGTAAAGTATTTTATGACTATTGGGAAGCAGCAGAAGAGAGTAGAGTAAAGTTCGAAGACGATGGAGAACGCAATAGAGAGATATTACAAAACTGCTTCTTTACATCCTACAGAGTGCATTGGTCTGAAATGCCTTTCTACGATGAGAAATGGTATGAAGGTGAAAAGAAGAAATTTGGTAAACGGTTAAGAGAGTTTCATCAAGAATATGATTTGTCATTCTTAGGAGGAGAGGATACTTTCCTTCCTGATTCCGTAATAGAAGCACTTACGTCTAAACCTCCCATCAAGAAAGAGGGAGCTCTTTGGATTTGGAAAACAGCTGACTTATCTCACGTTACAGGCGGTAAGGTTAAAGAATATTTAATAGCTGTAGATGTTGCTACTATGTACGGACATTGTAAATCAGCTATTCAGGTATTGGATATGGATACGTTAGAACAGGTAGCTGAGTTTAGTGATAAACTTCCTATAGGTCCTCCTATACCTTATAACTTAACAGATGAAATATCAAAACTAGTCATGTTATATCCTAACTGCACAGTGACTTATGAGAATAACGGTGTAGGAAATCAGCTGGTAGAACAACTTCCTTTTCATCCTGTTATAGGTCCGAAACTTTATAAGGAAGATGAAAAGAAAAAGAAGACAGGATTTCATACATCCGAGAAAAGTAAAGAAGATATCTTTAATCAAGTATATTCATTGTTACTCAATAGAGCAGACACTATAAACTCTTCTAGGTTAATAGGAGAACTTGTTGGATTAATTAATAGTAAGACAGGCAAAGTAACTAAGACATCAACAGCAACAGATGATTTAGTTTTAGCCTTAGGTCAAGGTTACGTAGTATTTTCTAGATTATATTCAAATCCTGTAACTGCTATCAATTCTCATCCAGAAACGGAGCAAAATCTGAAACATGTCCTTTTAATGAATGTTAAAGAAACGGATAACCCTTACACGCAGGCAAGTCAGGAGCTATCAAAAGAGCAGATGATTGAAATCATTAACCGTCTTAAGTCACAAAGTAAGGGAGGGAAGTAATGAAAGTACCACAAGCGCCTTTTGTAGGAGCACCTGTATATGGTTTACCTCCTATGTCTTGGGAGATTCTAGATACCAAGTGGGAGAAAGTAGTACTGAATGGATTTTTCATAGTTAAAATAACCCCTGTAAAGATAGACATCAAGTGGGACGACGATAAAGCTTCTGGTGTTTTAACGCCACGTGCTGTAACTACTAAACCACATGATGAAATTCTAGGCAAAATATCAAGCGACTTAGGTGTATCTGGTTCTTCTTTTTATTTCGCAACACAAGCTAGAAGTTTAATGGAAACTATGGAAAATAACTTTGGAGAAAGTTTTTACCAACAAGCAGCAGATGCAGGTTCTACTATGGGAACATATTTTAGCCAGTTTAGGCAACTTCATGGAGGCACAGGAACAAAAGAGCAATTTAGCAAATTTGTAGGACAAATTGCAGACTCCGCTGGATCGAGTCTCCTCAAAAACATAGCATCAGGTCTTGTAACTGCAGCAGATAAGGCTATTAGTGGGATCGGAAAAGCAGGGGTTGGAGATATAGCAAATGTGCTGACAGGCGGGCGTGTTGATTTGCCTAGAGTATGGACAGGGTCAAGTTGGAGTTTCGATAGCACGCTTAACTTTAAGTTTATAGCTCCCTCAGCTAACCAACAAGATGTAATTGATCATGTTGTAACGCCCATCCATATCTTAAAGTATTTAGCAGCTGCTATTTCAAGAGATGGTGGTTTGATTTACAATGAGCCTCCTTTCCTAGAAGTAGAAATCCCTTTCCTTTATTATAACCCAACATGCGGTTTTCGTTCTTTAAATATAGAGCATGGCGGTGATAATGGTACCTTTAGTTTTGATCAATTGCCTTTAATAACAAATGCATCAGTGCAATTTGAATCATTGAGACTTGTGCAACCTACTTTAATAGATAAAGACCCACGTGGTTCTTACGATATATCTACTAAAAAGTCATTTGCTTATAGTTCAGGGAAAGGCACAGCTGGCGGTAATGGTACATTACGTCCAGGAAGAAAAGCAGAAAACTTAAATGATGTTTTCCAGGACCCTAGTACTAGCTCATCCGCAGGAAAGCGCTCTGCTCCTGAAGGCGCTGACACTGAACCTCAAAATATTGCTAACTTTGCAGCACCTAATATAAGTAAACCAAGTGCTAATCAAACTATTGCTGCGCAGAGAGACGTTGCTGACAAATTGAAAGGTTTCTAAGGAGATAAAGTATGAATGATAAAGATCTAATTATTCTACAAGGTTTGCTTGAAGAACTAAGAACGCAGACCCGTACGGAAATTGCTCAAAAAGTAGAAACTCTTCTTGTTGAAGCTAACAAAGATTCCTTTACCAAAAAAGACGTAAATGAATTAAAGAAAGTACTTAAAGATATTGAGAAGTCTGCTGATATAGGTAATGCTGACTTAGCTGAAACAGTTACCGACGTAAAGCGGGTCCTTGAGAAAAGTTCCCCTAAACTTGATACATTAAATAAAACAGTTAGAGGCACAACAGGCGCAATTGATAAGTCTTCTAGAAGTATATCAGGCGCAGTAAAAGAATCAGCTCGAGAGTCTGCAGGATTAATATCAACTCCTATTAGACTACTAGACAAGACAATGAAGATGTCTGCTAATGCAGTTAGTTCTTTAGCTTTAGCTTCTACCTCTACTGTCAGAGGAGCTAATGCAAGATTAGGTGTAAGAATAGGATCCGACTTAACTAGACTTAGAGAAAGCCTTTTAGAAAGAGATGACTTCCATAGAGATAGCGAAGAGACTTTAGTTGAAAGCATAGCTTTTGCTATTCCTTATAGACTTAAACAGTTAGCTGAGATAAGTGGAAACTTTGCTTCGTCCTTTGCTGGAAAGATGACGGATGCCTTTTCAACAGGCACTGGGATACAGTTTGGTACTTTAATTGATGAAGTAAAGAAGATAAACCCTGTATTGACGGGATTAGGTAAACTTGTAGGCGCAGTGTTTTCTCCTATAGGATCACTATTTAAGTTACTACACGGTGTACTGTCTTCCACCTTTAAGAAAACATTCAGTTACTTAATTTCTGGTATTGGAGGTTTATTTTCTCCTATTACTAATAGATTCACTAAAGAGGGAAGAGAAAAGCTAGACGAGTACGCATTTCAGCATAAGCAGATGCGCACACTAGAAAAGATTGAAGCTAATACTAAAGAAGCAGCTAAAGGAAAAGGCGGCAGTATACTAAGTGCGCCTTTTAGAATGATTAGGTGGTTAGCTAAACTTCCTTTAAATATGATTACAGGCGGGCTAGCTACTTTAGCTAATCCTGCTGCTTTAATAAGCTTACTTGCTAAGTCTTTAGGTTTCCTAGCTGTAGGCGGTTTAGGCGCAGCTGTACTATTACCTCCACAACAAAGACGACAAGTTGCAGCAGCTATGTTTAAATATCTGCCTAGTGCTATTAAACCAGGCTTCCTTAAAGCTTTCGGTGCAGCAGGCGCAGGTTTATTTGGAGATCAAGATGTAAATGATTGGGAGAAGGACGCTGCAGAAGATGCTAAGACTAGTGATAGACAAAAAATTACTGATGCATATTATGAAAAAATGCTTGATGGAATTGGTAATGTTAAATCAGGTGTAGGCTCACTAAAAGATAAGATGGCAAAGCCTTTAGGTACCATCGCAGACTATAGTAAACGAGGCGCTAAGAATACACAAGACATGGCACTGGACCTTTCTACCTCTTTTAAGAAAGGTGGTGTGTTCGGTGTATTAGGCTTCCTTGCTAAACAATGGCTTAAATTTGAATTCTTTAAGATAGGTTTAGCTTTAAAAGGATTAGTATGGTTAATGAATCCTTTTAGATGGGTTAAGGTGTTTACTAAAACACTAGCTGGAGCGCTAACAAGTGTTACTAGAGGCATTGGTGGTATGCTAGGCAATGCTTTTAAGAAAACTACGGATCTTGTACTGTGGCCCTTCAAGAAAGCACTCGCTATACCTAAAGCGCTAGGTAAAGGTATCTTAGGTATGTTCGGAGTTAAGTTTGACAAAGATATGGAAAAGAAGAAACAATCTTTGTTTGGCAAGTTATTCTCTTTCGGTAAGAAAGAAGAAGAAAAGAAGAAAGGCTTCTGGGGAAGTCTATTTCCTGATAAGAAAAAAGAGAAAGAAAATATCATAGGAACTATCACTACTAAAGGGAAAGAGTTTTGGAATAAGTTCTTCCCTGGTAAAAAAGAAGTTGAGAAACAGAAACAAGGCTTGTTCGGTACTTTACTTGGCAAAGGTAAAAAATTATGGGATGATTTCTTTCCTGATAAGAAAGAAGCTGCAAAGAAGAAAGATGATCTATTCGGTACTATATTTAGTAAAGGAAAGGATTTATTCAAAGGCCTCTTTGCTGACAAGAAGGGTGCTGCTGAAAAAGTTGTAAAGCAGCAAACTGCTGCGGGGAAAACATCTGCAGCTACTGGTACAATAGAGCCTCCTAAAAAGAACACTAGCAAAGTGATGAGTTACAAAGAGTGGCAGGCTTTATCGAAAAAAGAACAAGATCTATCTAACGATTTTAGTGGCCAAACGTCTCACCTAACTGCAGAGAAAGTTACAGGCACAATAAAGCTGCCTGAAAAGAAAACACTTAAGCAGAAGGCGCAAGAAAAGCTTAACTCAGTAAAACAATCATGGGAAAACTTTTATAAAAGTAATGAAGAAGCGGTTGAACAAACAACAGCTACCGTAGATGATTTAAACGCAAAGCAAGAGACTAAGTCTAAGAAACTATTTAATGTTTTTAAGACAAATCTTGCTAAGCTATCTGGTGGCATGTTTGACTTTTGGAATTTTGCACAAGACGGGCAAGGTAACATAATAGACAAAGTAATACTAAGTTCTGATAAACATCTTGAACAAGCAAATAAAGCAAATAAACAAGCTGAAGAACTTTTAAGCACAATAGATGTTGACCTTTCTCAATTTCAAGTATCTCAAGAAAAGTTAACAACACAGGCTGAAGAGCAGACTGGAACTATAACGGATAGCATCTGGAAGTTTGCTAGAAAAGGATTAGAGCAAGCTGATGGTTTAAGAAAGAAGTTGCTTGGACAAGAAACCAGAATACTAGAAATTGATGGTGAGCAAGTTGCAGCGGCTTCTGAAGAAAGAAAGAAATCCCTTGAAGAAATTGTCATGGGTTCGGAAAAGAATTTAGGAAGTAAAATAGACTTAATAGCTGCCGGCAAAGGTTTCTTAACAGGAACAGCTGTTACGGGTAGCCCTGTACTTGGTTTAATAAATGCAATTAGATCGAGTCAAAAATCTTCAGCAGGAGACATAACAACTTCCGTAGGAGCATTAGAGCAACGTATGATGACTGCTAATGATTTACTACAGGGTATATTAGGAGCTATTAGAGAGTCAGGTAGTGTAAGTGTTGCTGATAAAGCAGTAGCAGACTTCGCTAATGCAACTTCTTGGAACTTAATAGAAAAGCTTGATGAGGCTGTAGTTCCTGAAGTTAAGGAAGTTGCAGAAAAGAAAGAACCTTCTAAGATAGAAGCATTAGGTGCACTGTCTCCTGCCGAAGAAAAGAAAGAGGCAACTACATTTGCTGCTACCGTAAGTGCAAGTGAAAGTCTTAAAGCAATTAGAAGTGCTTTGTTAGGAGAAGGAGAAGCAGGCAAAGGTATAGTTGGCATGTTAGGAGGGTTATTCCATCGCAAGGATAAAGAGGAATCTTCCGGTCTTCTTGGAGGCTTATTAGCAGGCGTAACAAACGCTGTTTCTGGATTAACCTCTACTTTTACCGGTGCTGTTGCCGGAGGTCTTTCCGGGCTACTTGCAGGGCTTCTTCCGTGGGTTACAGGTACAGCACTTCCTGCTATAATGGGTGTCCTTACAGGAGCAGCTACAATGGCTCTTATTACAGCTGCAGTGGTCCTGGCTCTAAAAATCGGTACTGACTTAGGTACTGCTTTGCGAAAGATGCGAGAGTATAGTAGAGTCTTGAAAGAAGAAGAATTTAATGTTGACCAAAAAAGAGGTATTTTAGAACTTGCTCAAGATATACAGTCTGGTAAAAAACAATTTGCATCTGAGAAAGAAAAAAGGGATGCAACTGCTAGTATAGTATTCTCAGCACAAGAAGCGCTTAAAACACAGAAAGAGGCTCAGGAAAAACTTGCGAGTATGCAACAAGACTACTCAAAAATGGGTTTCTTAGAAAAAAAGAAACAGGCAGTAGCAATGGCTGGACTACAAGCTAGAGTAGACTCAATGAAAACAGAAGGTAAAATGTCTGAGCAAGCAATTGCACTGTTAACAGCGCCTAAGGAGCATCTTGAAAAACTGGGGATTAAGTATGCAAAGAACGTACAAACACCAGAATCAATACTTGAAGCGAATAAGTCGTATACACAATTTATGCAAAACAAGAAAGACGGTAAACAGCAGACAGATAGCTATTTCTCAACGTTTACTCCCGAGAAACTTGCGACTTATGGGAAGGCAATTGAAGCACACAAAGCTGTAGCTGATCAGTATATTGCGAGCAAACCAGACTTTACACACTTAAAAAATCCTACAGGTATTCTTAATACAGGGGCTGACTTTAAGCCATTTAAGTCAGGAGAGGAAGAAGACAAATGGTGGAATGATGCCTACCTTGAAAGGATGAAGAAAAGAGAAGAAACTGGTATTATTAAACAGGGGGCAGAAACTTGGGAAGCTCCTACATTTGAAGAAGAACGTATGGCAGCTGAAGAAGCAGCAAGACAAAAGAAAATGAAGGATGAAGAAAAGGGTAGAAATTCACTAGGAAAAGAACTTGCCGCAGGTGCAAAAACAACAGCTAGTACTTTAGCCGCAGCCTTTAACAGCTTTACACAGTCATCCTCTACAAGTTCAAATGTTTCTAATAATAGTAACGTTACACATAACAATCCAATTATGGCATATGACAATGACAGAGTCCGAGCACTTCATGGGAGAGGATAATGAGCACTGGATCTTTAGTTAGGCACTATTATCAATACTTAGAAGAATACATTACTATGACGCATAGTACGTATAGTAAAAGCGGCAATGCGGTTTATTGTGATTACTATTCGTTAGATAAGGATGCTAGTGTATGGGATGAAAACTATGTTGCTAGTTACCAAGACATTGGTGACCTCAGTGGTTTAAGATGGAATAAAGTTTCGTTGTTTCCTGTATTCTTTGGAGAAGGTGCACCTGCTTCTTTAACTGGTAATGAGAAAGGTACTACAAGAGAAGAAAGTATTCGTCCTACAGTAATGGTTCCTAGAACAGCTGACTTAGAACCTAAGCTTCAAGACTACATAGTCTTTACAAACCTTCAAGGTGAAACATTAGTTTATCAAGTTGTTAACCTTGATTACAGTATGCCTAACAATCGTGCGCATTTTAAGCTTCAGTTATTTCCTTCGCATCACGAAATAGCAGACATTGAAGCTAAGGTAAGTAGCAGGTATGTGTATAATGATGTTTTAGACATTATTAATACGCAAGACATCGGTATTCCTTTATTCAATATAACAAACGTTATGTTCGCAGTTGATCATTATATTAGAACAACTTATTTCTTCAGAAGGTTAGATTGTGTGTTAGAAAACAATTTATGCATAGTTGATTTAAACTACTATCTAAATTGGCTATCAGACAACTTCCCTACAAGCAAGATTGAATTATACAACTTGGCGCAGGAAGAATTTAAAGTAGCTCCTGCATTTGCAGATTCTGCTTTTGGTTTATTGTTTGATTCTTCCTATGTTGCTGCATCTTATTCATTGCTTGGTGCAAACCTTGAAGAGACTAATATGTCCAATACATTATTTCATAGATGGAAACCTTTAGTAGGTATCGCTATAAAAGGTGGATCAGCTGGAGGTATTGGAACAGCTGACTTATTCGCAACTATGTATATGGGAACAGCTTATGTTGATGTTGTTCTCGCTCTTAACAATCTCTTAACTTATCGTCAGGGCGGTGTTTATACTCCTTCAACTAGCACAGTAGCTTTACCAGCTATGATTAACCAACTAGTTACTTTAGAGGAAGCAGGTACACTTCCTTCAAACTATCAAAAGCAATCCACAAATCTCGTTGAAGCAGTTTTTGAAATTGCTTTCTTTAAACAAGCTTGTGAATTTGCTATTACCAACAAAATTACCGGTCTATAACCAATCCTTCTTAAAACACAAAAATTAGATATATATCTACTATACTGCTAACAGGAGAGTATCTTTGAAAGTTACTGCTTTATTTCAAAATATCATTAACTATTACAGAACTGGTGATACCTCCTACCTTAATACGGTTGGAACCACTGGAACTAACTCACTACTTAGTATTGCTAATAACTCCTATACGGATTTAAAAGTATTTTTAGAGAAGTCAGTAATCCTTCCTAATACCTATAATGATGACACAGCTAAGTTGTTTTTAACTATACTAGAAGTATTTGCTGCGTTGAGAACAATCTCAACTGTAAGAAAATCTATTACTAATCCTTTTGTTATACCTGATGATGCTGTAGCTGAATATCTAAAGTCTTACGGATTTGATATTTGGCATTTGTTTGATGAAGGAACCAGAAGGTTTATTTTAGCAGATTTGTTTAACCTGTATAAAGAAACTGGAACAGTTCAAGGCATTGTTGACGTAATGAAACTTTTAGGCTTTCCGTCTATTCGTGTTTTAGAACATTGGGTAGAATACGAAGACCCTGACTATGTTATAACTTCGGAAGTAGTATACGGAGTAAACACCGCTGCTGCTTCTGCACTAAAGTTCTTTGTAGATGATGCTATAATCCAAGGAGACCCTCTTTGGTATTTAACATCAGCCAATATTGGAGTATTAGAAGCAGCGGAAGATTGGAAGACTCCTTCCAAAACATCTTACTTTTCTGTATTAGCAGATTTTGACGTATTTGGAACATATACAAAGATGAGTGGTTTCCTTGCTTCCATGATAGCTTCTGAGTTAGCTGAATTAGAGGAGTCAGGAACTATTACAACTCGCAAGGTATATAGTAATGCCTTTGAAGAAAACCTTAGTTTCCTTGAATTAATTTTAGCTTATACATTTTGTGTGGAAGCTGCTGTTCCTAATGGCTATGGTTGGGATCCTACTAAAATTCCTAATGAAGTAGCAACGGGCTCACATCCTGCGCATGAATTTGATGATGGCTCTATTGAGCATGATGACGGAACTGCTATATATGATGAAGTGATTGTTGATACAACTGAAGTAAGAAAGATGGACTACACTCCAGAGATAACTGATCCTGATTCTGCTTTTGACATTATAGTGACAGACTACAATAATATAGTACAAGACATCGAAGCTTCTGACTATAGAGAAAGAGAACAGCGACTAGCTGATTTTATTACTAAGTTTACTTCTCCTGGAAACTATAGAATTGTTGATAATATAACAGATAAAGCTTCTGAGAAGTTAAGAGAAATTAACGAACCTTTTTATATGTTTGTTGCTGATAAGATTTCAGCTAATGAAGCAATTTCTGCAGCTGAGAACATTTTAACAGATATTCAATCATACTTCATTGCCGCTACCGGCTTATACTTCCAAATGAATCCTGTAATTGATGTTGAAAAAGTGCGTGAAGCTATTAATTTTATTAAGCCTTACCGTGCTAGACCTCTTGTTATCTCAACATCTAACTTAATCAAGGATCCGTGGGATACTTTTTATATTCATGAAAAACTAATAACAACAGGAAGCATGAAAATCAAATGCCCTGTGCTTCAGTATGATACAGGTGTTAAATATGATTGGCTTGTTCACGATTTAGAAAGAGGCGAAAAGCAGCCTCAGCTACATGATACAAGTATTGGTTATGACTTAGGTGCTATCTTTGACGATAGATTAAGCTTTCCTGTGCTTACAATGAATCGTGGATTGCACATGGACTCATTAAAAACATTTGATATTCCTTTTGAGAACAGTAATTTGTGTAATGTATTTTCTATAGCAGAAGCTGTTAAGTCAACAGGCTATGTTGTTCTAAAGAAACTTTTGTATGATGAATATATAAACAATGAAGAAACATCCGGTGGACAATATGTTGACAGCACGGTATTAGTTAAGATGGTTGACTTACAAACCTTTAGAGTAAGTCAGACTCAAGACAATGTTATACTTGCTCAAGCCGCTTACGATGCTATTCCAGACGACGAAGAACATGCTGCAGAAAAAGAAGCAGCACGCTTAGTTCTTCTTAACCTTCAAGCATTGTTAGTGTACGAGGATAACAAATTGCTTACACTACAAGATGCATTGTCTGCACATGGTAATCCAAAAGGTAAATTGGAATATAGTGCTTATGATGGCAATGATATTTATGATAGTGGCTCAGAGTTTCGTTTTTATGATGGATTAATTCTGAAACGGCTAAAAGAAGCAGCATGTGACAACGGGTGTTTTTATGATGTGTTTGAAGCAACGTATGATCAAGATTTTATATATGTTGAAAATGTAAGAATAATATAACGGAGGACATATTAATGAATATCGAACGCTTAAAAGCAATGCTTAGAGAAAAATTCGGTGATAAAGTTGTTGATGAACAAGCCGAAATACTTAAGGTTATGCCTGATGCAAAGGATGTAAAAGATGAAGCAACTTTTAGAGATGCTATAAATAAAATATTTGCTCAAGGTAAAGATATACCAGAATCTTTTAAACGCTTTTTCTCGTCAGCAGGTCAAGATAATGCAGCAGCTAATGATGTTGAAAAAGAGGTCAATAAAGTAGCTAAGGACACCGGTATTAAACAGCTTATAGCTTCTATTATCAAAACATTTAACAAGAAGTTTGCTGCCATAAAAGATTTTCTTGTTAACCAAGCTAAACTTTCACCTAAATCAGCTATGGTAATAATTATAATAATAGCTACAGGCATAGCTCTTGCTATATATGCACTCCGTAAAAAGCAAGGAGCAAAGGCTACAGAAGAGCAATTAACTGAAGGACTATTTGATGGGTTAGATAGTTTTAAAACTAGCATTGATAACTTCTTTAGTGATTTAGTTGGTTTTATGAAAGAACTTAAAAAAGGAATATCTACAGGAGATCTTATTGCTTTTATAGGTACTCTAGTTTTTATGATATGTATGTATGTAGCATTGATGGCTTTAAGCATTTATGAATTTACACATGCAGAAGAGCTAGCATTTAAATTTCCTGGTGAAACAGAAAAATCAATAAAGCAGGTAGCGCTTGTAGGAGCTACTATACATACCGCCTTCTTTATGTTTATTATGGGTGCTTCCTTAAGACCACTGTACATAGAATTTAAACGATACAGAAACGTTAGGGATAATCAACGTAGAAATGATCCTGATAATGAAGACTTTTTAACAGCAAGTAAAGCATTTAAAGACTTAGGCTTTAAAGGAAAAGTATCTCCTAAGGAAGTTAAGAAGAAATTCAGAGAGCTTGTAAAAACAAAGCATCCTGCTATCGCAGAAAGGCTGTTCAAGGAAAAAGAAGGTAGAGACATAACTGAGGAAGAGAAAGAAGAAATGAATGAAGCATTCAGGCTTATAACTCGTGCTTATAAATTTTTAAAGAGAAAAGGCTTAGCTGAAGCGCTGTCTTTAGCTTAATAAGAGGATTAGATGAATAACCATAGTTTTATTTTAAAGTTAGCAAAGTTAAATTTGCCTGGTGTTAAAATTAGAAGAGTCCCTGGAATAGCTCAAATTACTATAAAAGGCATAGGAAGTTTGTATGCTGTAAGTTATTTCTTTGATAATGGTAAAGGTTTTACAAAAGTTAGGTTTACTTCTAAAAGTAAAGATTTCAGCAAAGCCTACGGTTATGATTTATTTAATGCAGGCCTTCAATTAGAAATGGGTGTTACTTTTAAAGAAGACTTGCCTGCAGCAGAATTAGAGAAGCTGGTTACTCATTTATTCAAAACTATATACGTTAAAAGTAAAAAAACACATGCTGCTACTGAAGCTATAACTGAAGGCAAACATGATATGCCTGAGAATACTCCTACCTGGCTCAAAGTTTTAATGGGTGTAGGTGGAATCATTGCCGGAATTTTCGGACTGCTTGAAATCTTTAAGCATGCTTTTACAAAAGTTAGGAATTGGCAGCAAGAACGCGAAGCTGCTTCATCTCTTGAACAACGCATAAATGATTCTTTGTTTTCAGACCAGACAGGCAATGAGCCTGCATTTGCTATTTATAATAAACTGGTCACTTATCTTAAGCATATAGTTAGTAAACAAGCAAGAGCTTTGATTATCTGCGGTCCTCCCGGAATGTCTAAAACTTATATGGTTAGACGAACATTTCATTTCGCAAAGCTTAATCCTGGAGATGATTATGTAATGCTTAAAGGGTCTACGTTAGGACTATCACATTTTTATAGTTTATTATACAAATACCGTAAAAGCATTATAGTCTTAGATGATTTTGATACACCATTAAAAGATGAAGCTATGGTTAATTTATTAAAAGCTGTCACTGATTCTTATCCTATCCGGGTAGTATCCCTTCCTAAGGAAGATGTGATTGTATCTGGAGAAAAAGGAACTATAGAAAGAGCTGCTCCTGACAAGTTTGAGTTTAAAGGTCAAATTGTTTTAATAACTAATCTAAAAAAGAACGAGATAGATACAGCATTATTAAGCAGAGCACCTGCGGTTGAGGTTTATTTCAATACACGAGAAACAATGGATGCGCTTAAAACTTTAATGCAGTATGTAGCTCCTAGTATCTCTGATGACATAAAACAAGAAGTCTACGATTACTTAGTTAGTTTATATGCAAAAGATAAAACAATAGATGTAAACTTTAGAGCATTTCAATCTTGTGTTGAAGCTCGATTTTGCATACCAGAAGAGTGGAAAGCTATGGTACATATTATCGTCGGTTACAAAGGAAAATAATCAGGAGGAATACATGCCTACTATTTTAGAAGATGGAAGAAAGATTTGGAAAGGAAGAATTAAAGACGAAACTCTAAGGAAGAGTTTTGCTGATAAATTACAGAAACCTAATCCGGAGTTAGGGCTAAGAGGTGCTGTAAGAATAAATCATATCAGAAAGAATGCTGACGGTTCTGAAGAGATTGTTGAAACTTTTGAGAAGAGCAACCTTGTCGTGCATAATGGCAGACTTTGGGGATTCCACAAAATTTTTGATTATCCAGCATCAACAATTGCTAATTATAAGCCCTACTGGTGGTCCTGTGGTGAGGGAGGGGCAACTACGGACAACCCTATGAATCCATTATATCCATTGGATCACGATGTAGCTTTATACAGTCCAGTTGTCTTAGATCCAACCAATGTGACTTTTGCGGATAATGGGTATAAAGCACCTTTAGCTCCAGGAACAAACTTTATTACGGAGAATATAATCGCAATCATATATTCAGTGTACATAGATTTCAATCAAGCTACTGGAGCCGGCACAACTAATCTAAATGAACTCGGTCTTTGGTTAGCACCAACTCAAGATCCTACTGAAACAACATTTATGTTACTGTCACATGTTTGTATGGCCACTAGGCCTAAGACAACCGCTGACGCATATGAGTTTGAGTGGTGGCTATATATGTAGTTTCTGGGATCCAGGACATAACAAATACATCTGGAAATCTTAAGTAAGGAGAATAAGAAAACAATGGATATAAATGGTAAAGATATTGTTTGGAGAACGGCAGGTAAATATTGGGGCTTTTCTACAATATTAACTAGTCCTACTGAGAAAGCGTTTACACTAACAAATGCTATATCAAAAAAAGCACAAGAAGGGACAGCACGTAAAAAATTGTCTAAAACTTATTATGGATATGACTCGTCGGTAAAGCGAATATTTATAGGGTGTCAGTACTATGATGGACACGCTGATGATGCTAAGCGGCCGATACCTCAACTGATACTATGGTATCTTCCTAAAAAAGCCACGATAGCTGATATTGAAAATATTCCTAAAAATTGGGCTGAACAGCTTTTTGATAAATTATTGAAGCCTGGTTATATAGCTATCTATGATATGTCGGATGATAATATCAAAACAGATGCAGACATTGCAAACCCTATGATGGCAGTCATCAAAAAAGTAAACCCCTCAGGCACTATAACTATTAAACAGCAAGCTCCGCTTATTCACAAAACAGCAGAGGAGCTGGAGGTTGCTCCTCTGGCTAAAGGCGAACAAAATCAAAAGGAAGAGTCAGAAATTCCAGAAGGTCAAAAAAATACAATCTTGAGCAACGTTAAGAAAACGATTGAGTCCGGTGACCCAAACAGCGCTGTAGAGCTTCTAGGAAAAGAGTTTCCTGATTTAGATAAGGACATGTTGGAGAAAGCAAAAAGCGACCCTTCTCTTCTTGCAGATTTGCTTAAAAAAGTTGAAGGGGAGGCTTCAAAAGATTCTAAGTTTAAAGAAATATTTGATAAGGTAAAAACAAAACTAAGAGATTTTGTAAAAAAGATTATGGAACCAATTAAGAAGTTTTACAAGGATAACAAAAAAGCAATAATGATAGGGGTTACTATCTTCATTGGAATTGCTCTATTTATCTTTTTAAGAAAGAAAGCTAAAAAAGAAACAAATGTTGAAGCAGTCATAGAGTCATTAACTAAATTAACAGAACAAACTACATTGCAGGAAGCTACATTAAAAGATGTTAGCGTAGGTGTTGCTTCTACAGTGATTGTAGTGTCCGTTATCGCCATGGCTAAAAATTTAAAAGATTCCACTGGTAAGGCAGCTAAGAATGCTATGATGTTTTTTATGGGTGGAATACTAACGCTCATCGCTGCCTTTGCAGGACCGTCTGTTTTGAACTTTTTCAGAACTAAAGTATTTCAGAGTTAAAAAATCCAGGACATAACAAATACATCTGGAAATCTTAATTGACATAATTTGAAAATCATTAATTTTAAAAGCTGTTTGTGCTCGTACATACAAATAGCTTTTTATTTACTGTATGTAACAATCGTAAAAATAGGTTGAAAGTATTAACTATTGACATAATATAACTTAGAGGAGACCCACTATGCAGTTCGTTGATTCATTATTAGGCTTGTTAAAAGTTGATCGTAAGACAGCAGAGACTTTTAAGACTGCTACGGAAGGGGCGGCTAAAGGTGGAAATCCTGCAGAAGCTTTAAAAGATATAGAAGGTGTTGTTCCTGGAGAGAATGCAGAAGATACTGTAGAAAAAACTGCTAACTCTTCTAAAGTAAAAGAAGCTATACAAGGGCTAAGAAACAAAATCATGAAGGACAAGTCCTTAAAAGAATTATGGGATACTGCTAAAGCTAACATGAGTAAGTGGTATGCTAAAATTCTAGCTTTCCTAAAGAAACACCTTTCTCCTACTATTGTAAAGATTGCAGTTGCAGTACTTCTTTTAGGAACTGTACTTTGTTTGTATGCCTTGAAAAAGAAAAAGGGTGAAAAAGAAACTACTGAATCTATTTGTAATGAGATGGCTGCGTTCACAGAAGCTTCACAAGAAGAAATGGAAATGGAAAAGAAGCTACTTCCTTGGGCTATCTTAAGCATGCTAATTGGTGTAGTTGCTTTCTTTATGAGTCACCCTATTGTTGGTATATTTGCTATTGCTTTTGGAATAGCTATACTTTGGGTTGGTCCTAAAGTCGCAATAAAAGCTATTAAGTATGTGAAAGGTGGCAAGGGTGCAGAAAAAGCAGCGGCTGAGGCTAAGCCCGATTACAGAGAGTTTACTGAAGAAGATATTCGTCATTATGATAATGAGTTTAAAAAATTCTATAAACAGTCAATAGGTCAGCATATAGACTTAGACTATGAGTCTGAACTTAGCATACCTGAAGACATTGGACAAAAGTTGAAAGCGAAATTTCCTTGGAGCGGAAAAATATATGAACCTGAAGAAATCCCTATTAAGTCTGTAGGCAGAAAAAAATGGTTCGAAAAGAAAATCCGCGAACATGGCTACAAACCATATCATGATGACCCGAATATGCTTTGTGCCCAGCTCATGGATATTCTGAACACAAAAGCGCACAGGGCCGCACTCGAAATTCTTAAACCTTATACAGCAAAGGACAAGATGAAAAGATGGAAAGAATTGTATGATAATGAGCCTTACAGGACATATGAGAAACTATAAATGAACTTCACACAAATAGCAA